TAGGGTGTCCCATCAATCTTAGGTAGGGTTCCAAATCCATGACCCCACTTCTCTGATGCCACTATAGACAGCATCTGACAGGTCTCAAGAGGCATCTTGACTATGTGCTTATCAGGCAATGCCTGAGCACAAACCCTTGGATTTGGGTCAGTCACAAAGATATTCATAGCAATTTGGATAGACTGATTGTCAGTAGGAATGATAACATTATAACCACATCCCAAGATTTTGTCTTGATGAAATATGGAATTGATATTAAATCTGCAACAAAATGCAATGCGACTCCTAGTACTACATTAACATGTAGAACAATAAAATAGGCAATAATGACACCAGTACTGCCTATGATTCTTAAAATTACATCAACCGAAGGTGGAGTCAGGTTCAAGCGCAATATAGTAGGTGAGATCATAATTCTGACTACTGAAGCGAGAGAGAAGTTTGGATGATACCACAACATTGTAAGTATCTGGAATAATCTTCAGATTCTCTTCTTTAAAGTTAAATGTGAATGTTTCATCAGACTCACCAACAATGATAGAGAAATCATTAGAGGTGTCATTTTTCTTATCTCTAGCAACCAACTTGATCACACCATTTGCACCAATGACTGATACATCAGGCAGTTGGTAGATAGATGATGCTTTCCTCAGTTTCTCAAGTTGTTGAGATGACAGGACAAAACAAACATCCTCAGATGGAAGGACAATGGGTTTGTCAGGAGGACCAACAATCACAGATGGGTCAGCAAAGAAATACTTTGAACGCATCTTACCTTCTTTGATAAGGACATACTCATCATTAGCAAAGTCAAGTTCAGGACTTTGGTGAAGAGACAATCCATTAAGGAACTGATTGAGATCATAAATTCCAAAATCTTTTGGAATTTCTTCTTGAATAGTTGCCTCAGCAAGAATATTCTTCATCACAGACATAGAGCGCAATTTGTTACCACTCTTGAATAGAATTGACTGATTGATAGATGAGAAATTCTTGAGAAGAAGTGTTGTTTTATCAGAAAGTTTCATATGGTTGCGAATTTTCATTACAGAGTCCAGCAAAGTGGTAAAGGAGAATACAATAGTGGATGGCTTTTAGAATGTCCTGTTTAGACTTTCCATCTTTCTTACCAAAGCGAGAAAGATACTTGATAGCATTAGATCTACAGAATGGTTCTGCATCACCAATACCTTCAATCAAATCAAGTGTTTGAGTCTTTGATTCAGGAGAAGCATAATGCGAACGATAGGTCCCTCCAAGATAGTCACGAATCTCTTTAAGGATTACATCCTCATGGTACTTCCAAAAACCATTACTATTACTTGGTGCATTAGGAAGATCAGGAATGCAAACTGAGTTGATCATATTTGATTCTTCATTATTCAAGTCAATTTGGAATTCATTGAGTGAAATACTGTCTACACCCAAACTATCAATCTTGTATTCTGAATTTAAAAAGAGATTACCAGATTCACTGACAGTCACTCCATTACTCTCCCAGAAATCTTTGTAATCTTTTTCAGTGGCATCAATGATTCTGTCATTTGATGCACTAGAGGCAGGTGGTGAGTCATTCATAATTTCATCGTGTAAGAAACTCCAGGCATTTGTCATAATTTTATCATCAGAAATTGTGTTCGTCATGGCATTGCTTCTGCTTATCTTCACTAGGCATCTCAAAGTCTGCATCAACCTTATCATAAAGTTCCAAGAATGCTTGCTTGGTCTCATCATCAAAGCGATTCACACAGACTTGAATTGCCTTTGCCTTATCATTGAAGATACTATAGGCACGAACAATGTGAACGAGACGACGTGTGCTGATCAATTCATCAATACCACCATCATAGAAGGTCTTGCGAATAATGTCAGCCCAATCAACCAACTTCTGAACAAACTTCTCATCATGACAACCAACACTAGCAGAGTGAAGAAGCAGCATCTTTACCTCAGTAGCAGGAGAAGGATAGTTTTGTTCCAGAGTCACAGGGAACCTCTCAAGGAATGCTTCATTGAGAACATTGGTGCCAATGAAACGCCCATCATCAGATCCTTTACCTTTGGTGTTAGCAGTGGCAATGACATTGAAACCCCTCTCAGGACTGACATACTTGCCAATCTTCTTCAGAAACACACCTTTGCCTTCAAGAATGGATTGGAGACAGAGGATTTTGTTTGAAGCAAGGTCAATTTCATCCAGTAGCAGGATTGCTCCTCGTTGGAGTGCTTCAATGACAGGTCCATTATGCCATACAGTTGCCCCATCAACAAGACGAAAACCACCAATAAGATCATCTTCATCAGTTTCAATGGTGATGTTTACACGAATTATTTCCCTCTTGAGTTGGGCACATGCTTGCTCAACAGAGAACGTTTTGCCATTGCCAGATAGACCTGTGATGAACGTTGGATAGAATAGATTGGACTCAATAATTTTTTTAATATCACTGAAAGGACCAAACTTGACGAAGGTATCATCTTTTTGAGGAATAAGATTGTCTTGAGTTGGTGGTTCTACAGAAGGAGAGTTAAATGATACTTCCAATTCTTTTACAGCATCCTTAGTAACTTCTAGATTCCACTTACCACGTCCAACATTATATTCCTTTAACTTTTTAGCAACTGTCTGATATGATACATCATTCATGGCACACCAGGCACGAATGTCTGCTGTTACAAACTCACTACCATATGTGCTTTGAAGTGATGCTTTGATTGACTCAGTGGAAAGTCCCATTGGTTGTTTGTCTCAATAGAATAATAATACAGCAGAAAGGGGGTCTTGTGACCCCCCAGTGGACAGTTAGTTGACTGACTGCTCTTGGTAATAACTTTCAGAAATGATCTTGGCTGTGTATCCAGGATAGTGTTGTTTGACCATGGCACTAACACCCATAGCTGTGATGGCACTTTTAACTACAACTAACACTTCTTTGGTGTCTTCAAGGACAATGTGCTTTAACCTGAGTTTGGATTGCTTCATGACAATTTACACCACCAAAGAAATGAATTCTCCTAATACTTTCTTATTTAGAGATTTGGACTTCAAACTCTTGATGAATGCACTCTTGATTTTTACCTTTGATGCACCCTCATCAACATCAAAGTCTACATCATTGCTCAATGCACTAGTTAACATAGCAAAATAAGAATGATATCCAGATCCCTTGATACTGCAGAATTTATCTTTCCTGTGCTTCTTAATTTGCTCCTCATTAACAGGATTGTACCTAGAAATGAAGCTTCTGAAATCTCTTGGAGTAATCAAACGAATACCAATTAAGTTAGTGTCAGGAAAGGATTGCTTCAAATCATCAAGCAACATTTGTGTAAATCCATGATGAGTGTATCCAACCTTATAGGTATAACCTGTTTTGCGATTACGAATATGAACATGACTTCTCATTTGCTTTGGAGCAATTCTAAGTTCACCAGTCGCAAAGTGATTATATGTATCAAGAAATTGTAGAGCATTTGCTTCACCATCAGAAAGGACCACACACTGAACTTTCTGAATATTATGCTTTTTCTTAAAAGCAGGAATGATCTTGTGAAGGCAAACTATTGACTCATTGAGAGGTGTGCCAGAGAGACCAAATTGAGCAGGAGTTGTAAATCCAGCATAGTAGCAATATCCATATGCCAACCTCCACAGATTGAGCAACTGAGTATTCAAATCTGCTTTTGTACCACCACTAGTCACATAGTTGAGTAACTTGAAATGATCATCAACATAAAGTTTACCAATTTCTATCTTCATATTAGGAGAATCAGGATCAGGATTCCCAAAATTATTGGTGAATGCATAAACATCAAAGGGAATGTTTACCTTGTCACAGAACCAAATAAGATTGTACATCTGCTTAAGAGTATCAATGAGATACTCACCCATAGATCCAGACCAATCAAGGATAAAGATCAATCCATGATTTTTACCATCAGGAGTTACTGTGACTTTCTTGAACAGGTCTTCATTAAACTTATAAGTATGTAATTTAGCTGTATCAAGCACTCCAGTCCTACTAGAAGAAGAGCGAGCATAAGCATCTGCAGACTTGCGGGTTTCAAATTCTTTGACAAGGTAGTTTACCTCCTTTTGTGCTGAGTTTTTGAATTTGTTATAGATATCATCACAGTTTTCAAAAGATGCAACAACACCTACATGACCATTGGGAAATGTCATAGGCTTAAGTTGCTCTGCCCAATAGTCTTTGAGAGTATCCTTAATCTCTTGATTGGATACAATCACATTATCAAGAATAACATCTGGGACTTCACAGTAAATATTATCAATATGATTTGAATCAAGATCATTCAGATCTTGAGTTCCCTGAGAGAATGCATCATCAGTTTCTACTTGTATATCATCTTCAAAGTCATCAACATCCTCTTCACCTTTTTTCTTTTGCTGTTGCTTTTCCTCTTCTATCTGATCAGACTCATCAGGATTAGGATCATCAATATTTTGAACTCCACCTGATGGACTGGACTGTGGTTGTGATCCTGGCACTGGGGAAGATTCATCTTCCTTTGCCTCAGATTCTGACTTTGCTTCATCTTTACAATACTTGTACATCATCTCAGCAGCAAGAACTGCATCAGCAAAAGTTTCTGCCTCTGCAACCATATCTACAATGTCTTGTTCCTTAGAGTTAAAAGTGATATTAATGAAATTACCAATCTTAAAATAAAGATTAACACGATCAGCCAAATTCATTTTGCTGATATCTTGCCCCTCAAGTTCAAAGAAGTCATCATCAGATAGTTCCTCATATCCACCAAAGAAAGATTTGGAGATACCAGGATACTTACGCTTCATGAGTTTCTCAATGCGTGCATCCTCTGTCACATTAACAAACTGACGAGGCACTTCATAGTCCCACTCATTGGGGGTAAAGAGTGCATGACCAACCTCATGACCAACCAACATATCATATACAATAGCTGATGCCTTCTTCCATAGTGGGAGTGTCAGAATACGCTTCTCCACATCAAACTGAGCAGTGCGAACACTCCTGTGCTCTACAACAATATCTTCAGTGGCAAGAAGTTTGGCAAGTTGGGACTTGATTACGTAATTGACCATAGTTTTTGCCTGTGTCCCCACATCATACCAAAAAACTCTCTGGTTTCAGAGGGTGCTGGACACTTTATGATCTGGCAGGAGGTAGTGCCTTTCTCTGTTGTGCTGCCTTGAGTGCTGCTTGTTTTGCTGCTGCTTTTACCATTGGTGATATTGGATTCCCTGATCCAGGAGGAAGTGCAGGTCTTGATGCTGCTGGTTTTATCTTACCTCTTTCTGCTGCAGGTCTTAATGCTGGCCTCTTAGCAGCAGGTTGCAGTGCAGGTCTTTGTTGAGGTTCAACTCTGACTCTTGCTTTCTGAACAGATCCTGCTGTATTCTTACCAGCATTTCTAATACTTTGTGATGATCTCTTAGCAATGGATGTGCTTGAGGTAGAAGGTTTCAGTGCTGGTTTCTTCTCTGCTGGTTTTTCAACCTTCACATTTACCTTTTGCACATCATCACGTGATCCAGGTAATGCCTTTTGTGGTCTTGGTCCACTTCCATATGGTGCTGGTTTTCTTGGTCCTTTAACTTTTATCTTATCCTTTCTCTTAAATGATGGTCGTTTTAAACCAAGTGAAGGTCTCTTCTCAAACTTCTTTTCAGTTCCACCAACAGTTCCAGACTGTGATGCTCTATCTGCAGCAGTTCTAGCTAAGTGTGCAGCAAGAGCACCTGACTGTTGTTCTGATTCTGCAATGAATTCTGAAAAAGTTTTCATCTCTTCTACAATCCTATATTTTATTTATTAAAACCAATCCCCCCTAGAGAGATCTAGGGGGGACTTTGGTGGGCATTACTCCTTTTAAATTTTAATCAGTGGTTAGGATGTGTCTGCAGAATCTCCTTGCTTGATGGTCAATAATCCCACATTCTGAGATGCACTGGAAGTAGTCGGATACTTGGTCGTATTTTTGTTCAACAGTTTGTTTTTGATCCCACTTCCACGATGCGAGTTCATTATGTGAAATCAGGTTGTGCATAGTAACCTCCATTCACTGTATTATATAGTCAGCGTATGCTAACTTAATGAAGATTTGGTAAATTGTAATCTTTTCTTTAACATCTGTAATCTTTGTTTAGACTGACGCAATTTCTGAGGCTTGAGAGTCCTCTTCTGCTCCTTGTTGGAGTGTTGTTGCCAGTTTGGGACCTTCATGACTCTCCTGCTTAGGATACTATTCTACTATACCCTTTGACCTTTTCATACCTTATGACTTTCTCAAATTTGTCTTCCATCCCATTCTTATGAGAGATAACAAATACATTTACATCTTTGACTATGTATCTAATGATCCTGAGAAACTCATCTGTCCCAAAACTATCAAGTGATGAATCAAATACTTCATCAAATAGCATCAGATTTGTGTTGACTGAATTCTTAAATCTTGCTACTTCTCTCCATGCAAAGATAAGAGCCAGATCAATTCTGGATTTCTCTCCTTCACTGAATGAAGCATAGGAAAAATCTTCATGAATGGGTGATTCTATAGTTTCATTGAACTCCTCATCAAGCTTGAAGTTGATGTAGAAGTCCATGATCTGTAAGAATCTATTAACTTGTTGATTGATAAGAGGGAGATACTTCTTGATAATTTTTGTTTTTACCCCACCATCTTTGAGAAGACTGTAAGTGAAGTCATGGTAAGAAATGCTTTCCTTCTTATCTGCAAGTTTTTTGTATGTGTCTTCTAAACTTTCTTGGAAAGTAATTAACTTTTCATTTTCAGTATTTCTGTTTGCAAGTTGATCGGTAATTCTTTGAATTTCCTGTTCAAGATCTCTGATTTGCTTTTGGCAGGTAGAGATAAAAGTATTGTTTTTAGAAATGCCATTAAGTAGGTTACTTATTTCTCCTGAAGTTTGTTTGAAGTTGGACTCCCTCAATTCCTCTTTTTTGATTGCATCCTGGAGTTCCTCAAAACCCTTACGCAATTCTTCTGCTTTATTTTGGGAGTCATCAATTCTATTTAAACGAAATGATTCTTCAATATCCTGTTCACAGGTAGGGCAAACCCTATTCTCTGAGAAGAATTTGTGCTCTTTAACAATATTAGATATCTTTTGTGTTATTTTACCTTTGATTGTATTGAATTCTTTGAGCTTGTCAGAAGACCCTTTATATGACTCAAGTGCAAGTTGCTGTGCTTTTACCTCTTCATCGAGATACTCAGTCTTCTTCATTAGACTTGCAACTTCATCATCCAGTTTATCAATTTTTTTATTTTTAAATTCTATATTTGATTCTGCTTCATTCTCAACCTTTTGTATGAACTCTCTCTGCATGTGAACTTTTTCATTTAAAGATTCTTTCTTGAGTTCTAATGTTCTAATTTCATCTTTGATAACTCTAATCTTATCTTTGATTAAAAAATTCATGGATGAGAATATTTTAATATCAAGAAGATCCTCTACCACCTCTCTTCTACTGGCAGCAGGTAACTGCATGAAAGGTACAAAAGTGCTGCTACCTAAAATTACAATCTGTGTGAATGATTTATAGTTCATCTTGAGCACACTCTGCTCTAACCACTTTTGTTGATAAAGTGCAGATGAACTTTGATTTAATTCTTCCCCATTCTTGTAAATCTTAAATATATTTGGTTTAATACCCCTTTCAACTTTCCAATTCACACCATTAATTGAGAATTCTATAGAGACAAAGCAATCCTTTTCATTTGAACTATTAATCAACTGTGCTTTGTTGATCTTACGAAATGATTTTCCATACAAAGAAAATGTAAGTGCATCAAGAATAGTTGACTTACCAGCACCATTAGATCCAACAATCAGTGTTGTTGGATCTGAACTCAGGTTGACTTCTGTTGAATGATTACCTGTACTAAGGAAGTTCTTCCAAGAAATTTTTTCAAAGATAATCATTTGCGTTTTCAGGAGGTATTACAATATCATTTTTTGAAATAACTGCATATTTGTGATCATGCAGTTCTAAAGTCTTCAACATCATCTCTTCATCTATTTCTAGCACATGCATCTCTGGATATCCACCTTCCTCCAACTGCATGGCATATCTCATAGCATCATCATCCTCTTCAAAGAGATAAAGAACATTCTCCCCATCTTCATCTATTACAGAATATGCACCCTCTTTTTCTTTTCCAAGTATAGTGAGTATGTACATTATACCATCTCACATGCTTCTTGGTAAGTAGTCTTCATCAAACTTTTGATAAATGCTTTATCCAGTTCAGTCTCAGATTCCTCAATATATCTTTCAAGGATAGACATTGTATCTTCTGATTCCTCAACTTCAAAGTCTTCTGACTCTTGTAGTTGAAAGTTTTCAACGATCTTAAGATCAGAAACTCCAGCAGAATAAAGTTTATCAATAAATTTTTCAAACTTATGAGAGTCAGTCTTCTTTCTCACAATGACTTTTACAATCTTGTTTTCATACTCTCTAACATCAAACATTTGATAGTCAGTGTCCTCATAATAGATGTTGTAAAACATCTTATATGGATTATCAACAGGTGTGTGCTTTAATGTTTTTGTATCAAAGATATGAAATCCTCTGGTGTCATTGACATCATTCCAGAATATTTCATATGGATTACCTAGGTAGAAGATTTTTCCATCATCAGATCTTGTATGGTAATGACCCGAAAACACCCTCTTGAACTTCTGATATAGTTTGCTCTCATGACCATGCTCCATGATGCAGCCTCTATGAGCTCTAAATCCGCTGAGTTCAAGGTGCCCCATCGCGATGTTGCAAGTTGTACTTTCAATAAGTTGATAAGTTTCTTTCTCATTTTCTTCACAAATCCAGGGAATGAATAAAATATCAAGGTTGTCTATCTTCACCTCTGTTGGAGAAGAATAAACATTAATGTTATCATACTCTCTCAAAAGTAGATCCACTGAGTTGACATCATTAGTATTTTTATAATATGCATCATGATTGCCCACCATAAGATGAACAGTAATACCTCTTTCTTTGAGAGGATCAAAGACAACTCTTTTGGACCACTCAAGTGATCTAAATTCTACTCCACGCCTGCTATCAAAGGCATCACCCATATGGATGACTGTTTTAATCTTATTCTCATCCAAAGATGGAAAAAAGATATCATTATAAAACTTCTCAAAATAGTCATGAAAGAGTTTAGAACCCTTTCTTGCACCATAATGAGTATCAGTGATAATAGCAAGACGCATCAGTTTCTCAACTTAGAGTGAACATTATCCTTGATGCTATTATATTCAGAATAGTTGCTGCTGTCAAGGTCATTGGCATCAAAGACCTCATCAAAATCAGTTCTCTCTAAGATTTTATTTTTAATCTCAAGTTGCTTCTTCTCTTGAGTAATTCTTCTCAAGAATGCATAGTAAATGATTTGAGTGAAATAAGCAAATGGATTCTTTGATTTCTCAGGATTAAAGTTGTGAATATATCTTACACAGTTCTCAATACCATCACAGATCATATCATCCTTGAACATATAGTTCACAAAGTTTGGTTTATATGATAGGTGATTAGCAATCTTCAGAAAACATTCTCCAATGTAACTTGGAATAACTGGCTTGGTTTCCCACCTCTTTGCTCTCTCTTCTTTGGTGGGTTCTCTACCATGTAGTTTAAAAAAGGATAACTCTACATCACTGCGATAGTCAATCAGAGCAGCAAGGAAATCCTTATTATTCACATAATGCTCAGACTTCTTAGGACTACTCATAACTCCATAGGCATTTTTAATGAATGGCATAGTAATGAATAATGTTCTTAAAACATTATATCAAATTTAATAAGACTTGACAACCCTATGAATCAGCATTAGACTAGGTTTGTCTGGTTGAAAGAAAGAAACTAGCTTTTATACGAATCTAACTTAAAGATCTTTTCTAGTACCTCTTTGGCTTCATGCACACTAGATATATATCCCATTTGTCTATTAGGTCTTGTTTTATTGCCTTTTTGCCCTTTTCTAACGAAATCTTGATAGTATACAATTAAATCAATATCATCAGATTCACTCATTGTTAAAACATCTTCCATCTTCAAGATAAACATATCTTCTCTTGTTGTTTTTAACCATGGTTCAAACTTGTAACCACAAGTCTTACCTCTCATTTTTATTTCTTCAATGCAGACAGGATTGGATACAATCAACATTGTTCTATCCTCTTCTTCACTAGCTGCTACCTTGGCAAATATTTCTTCACCACTATGTTTTAATTTGATGGTACAGTAGAAATCATCTTCTATCATACTTACCTCCTGTCTAGTCTTTTATGTTAACTGATGTAATCTCATAATTGAATTGTTCTTGAACATAAATTTTCACTCTTTCAATGAAGTGATTTAGTGTGTAATTCTTTCTTGATCTAGTTGATAGATCATCAGCAATATCATAAAGTTTTGCTTTCACTTTACTTTTGCCTTTTCTTAGGACTCTACCAATACTCTGAAGATTACGAATACGAGATTTTGATGGAGAGGCAAAGATTACATTATGTAAATTTTTAATATTTATACCTGTACTGAAAGTGCCATAAGAAGCGACAATAATAGCATCATTTTCTTGCTCAGTTATGCTTCTAACTTGCTCTCTATCTTCAGCATCTACACCACCATGGACAAAAAATATTTTTCTTTTGTCACTAGCATTTTTATTTATCTTATCAAAAATTACAGCACCATGTGCTTCTACTCTAGAGTAAAGTATTAATGTATTACCTTTCAAGTCAAGTGCTAGATTTGTAATAAGATTATTTCTTTTTTCATGACCTATTAAGAATTGTATTTCATCTTCATAGGTATCAAATTTTTGTGGTTTATATTTTAATACTAAACATTGTATATCAAGTGTAGCAAGATGTCCTTCATCAATTAATTTTTTAGTTTGTGTGACTTTGTATGATGGACCAAAGAGACCCTCTAACACCCACTTATGGGTCTGTGTGCCATCCAAAGTTCCTGTAAATCCATATCTATATTTTGCATGATGTAATTTGTCCATTATACCTATAAGTGACTTACTCTTAAAAAGATGCGCCTCATCACCAATGACTACATCATACTCCTCAAAGAATTTTCTATCCAATTGATACACTGATTGCCAGGTTGTGATTGTAACCTCATTAGTATTGACTCTTTCTCTACCAGCATAGATCCTATGACAATGGTTTTCTGCATCCCAACCATAATCTTGAAAGTCTTTGAACATTTGTTCAACAAGAGATGTTGTTGGAACAACCAGTAAAATTTTTTTATTTAAACCAACAAAATATCTAACAATAGAATATATCATCAGAGATTTGCCTGAAGCAGTTGGTGATATAAGTAACTTTCTATTATATCTCAGTGCATCATATACAGCATCAATCTGGTAGTCTCTAGGTTTGAAACTGGTGATTGATTTCATGTAATCTTTCACACCATTGTGAGATACAAAATCATTTACTTCAAATGGTAGTCCATAAAATTTATTATCTTCAAATTCATAAGAATATCCTGATGTTTCACAGAATGCTACAATTTTATCCAAAAGTCCAACATAGATTCTTTTGGTCTTCATATTAAAAAGATGCACAAATCCATCCCAGTATCTTGATCTATACTGGGGCATGAATTTTTTATTAGGAACCTCAAAAGTGAATCTATCTCTCAGCTCATATTCAATATGAGGTTCAGTTTGTACTTGCAGATATACTTCGTTTATCTTTTGTATTTTCAAATCTGCCATTATGTAGGAATTGACCTACAATTATTTATTCTCTATCAATATGAATATGTTCATACTTATACTCAAGAACTCCCCTATAAAGTTCATCTCTTAAAAGAAAAAGTCTTTCCTGCTCTTCGGGATTACCTCCTGCCCAATATTGTATTTTTGTCTTAACAGAATCATATAAAAGAAACATGTCAGCAGGTGTGAGTGTAACTGTAAAACTTGGTTCTTCTAAGTTGTCTTCCATAGATTGATTTTTATAAGTGTACTTTTATGATAAGTCATCCCAATCCTGATGTAAATCTCATAAATTCTATTGCATTTTTAATTTGGTATGTTCTATTAGTTATCTGTTTAAGAATTTCTTCAATATATTTTATCATTGTATCATAATATTCTATTTTCAATGATACAGTTGAAAGTCTTTCATCAGCATCAAGATACTTCTGCATTGTATCTTTATCTCTGATCTTTTTGGGAAAAGGGTTGATTACATAAACTTCTGGATCTGCTTTTCCAGAGTAATATTCATACCTTTCGTGTCTAATATTTTTTCTTTGTTGTTCTGCTTTTTTTCTGAGTAGCAGAATAGTGTTGAACATCTCAAAGTACTTTGCATGAAGGACTGGTATGTTCAGAGATTCAGTATGTAGATTATCAGGGTCAATATTGGAATCCTTTTTCCACATTTCTTGGATTCCCTCCAAGTCAATCATTCTATAGTTTCAATATTGTATATATTATACTTGAAACTTACCTGCGCTGTAAAGTAGTCAAGATCAGTCTGAGTTGCATCAAACTGAAGAGATGATAAAGAATATGGAAATAATCCCTCAAATTTAACATGAAACTTGGGAATGTTCAAATTATTCATCACTGTAAGTGTGCCATCAGAAAATAAATCTATTTCTTGATTTTTCTCTCTGTTAACACCAGTGGTAGGATCCTTCTCTTCTTGAAAATCATAGATTTGTTCTAGTGTTTCAGGAAAACCAATTCCTCTGATCCAATTCTGTATTTCAATATAATTTTCTAAATTTTCATCTACAAGAAAATTAAGAGTAAGATCTTCAAAATCAATAATCTCACCTGGTCTGGGGATCATCTTTAAGTATGATGACTGATTTGCTACACCAAGTGTGATACCTGGAATATTGATCATATTACCAAAATAACTCACCTTTGGTGATCTTGTGACACTGAATTGAAAACCAGTTGGTGCAAGAAAGTTTCTATCCTTTATCTGATTTAGAAATGCTTTCTTCAGTGTGCCACTACTTGGCTCTTGCCTTGGTCTAGTAGTGCCAGGATTACTACTTGTCATATCCTTTTTGACTATTTATTTGAACGCATAAAAAAGACCCCCATCTGGGGGTCTGTGTGTGTGGGATATACCCTGTATCACATGAGGTTCTTAACAGCAACTCTTCTGTAGTAGCGGTTGCTATTGACTTGCAGTCTACCCAGACCTTGGGTGGTTCCTTCAGCAAATGGGTTGGCAACCAGACCATATCTGGTCTTGAAGCCAATCTTGGGCTGGAAGGTATCTTCTCCAACTGCACGTACCATCTGCAGAGGTACATATGGGCAATAGAAGAGACCTGCATCATAAGGTGATGTGCCTTTGTAACCAACAACATAATACTGGTTGCCAGAGGCAGAGGCAGCATTTGCTGAAGTCAGGTTAGCAGCATATGGGTCAATGTAAACTCTGAACTTACCATTGATGGTGCCAGCAAATGTGTTGCCAGTGTCATCAACATTCAGGTTGGAGTTCAGGGCAGGGGTGTAATCCAGGATACCAGCCATGGTCAGTGCTGAAGCAACGTCAGCAGAGCACATAACCATGTTACCCTTTCCTCTTCTTGTTCTTTGAGCGATTGCATTAGCATCTCTCTCAATTTGGAACAGAAGACCCTTGAACTTCTCTACAGACCATCTACCATTGGAGTCAATGTCCAGGTCAAACATGCCAGCAGTGGCAGTGTTAGAAACAGCACCTTGCTCAGCAACCTTGTAGATTGTTCTGATGACTTCTCTGTTGATCTCAGCAAGGATCTCAGTAGAGAGGATGTTAGCAAGTTCTGCTTCAGCATTCAGACCATGGATGGCTCTGAGGTCCTGAGCAAGCTCCAGTGAGTACTCAGCCTTCAGGGCTCTTGACTTGGCAGTTACAGTGACTTTCTCAATTGAGAATGCCATCTGGTTGAAGGCACCATCAGCATCTACTGTGCCAAGGGCTTCTGCCTCACCAGTGGTCATGCCAGTGCCTGTGTTATAAGCCTGGTTATCACCAGCACCACCAACAGGGTTCAGTACAGATGGATTAGTTCCACCTTGTGAAGTTGTACCCATACCAACAGCCTGCTGTGCAGCAGAGTTGGCAGCAGTAAGACCCAGTCCAACATTCTGCCCAGAGAATGCTGTATCTACTTCATCAAAGAAGGTTTCTGAGCCAGATTGAGAATCCTTTCTGGATCTCATTGCAAAAATCAGTCCAGTAGGACCATTCATTGGTTGAACACCAGCCAGGTCATATGCAACCAGGTTAGGCATTGCACGTCTGATCAGGGAGATCAGAACAGGGTCAAAACCTGCTACTGGACCAGCAGCAGTGGCACCACCAGTGAATCCACCTGTGCCTGCACTATTAGCAGCAGATGAAGCAGGAGGTCCTTCCATCAGGTTCATACCTGATCCAAATGCTTGCTCTTCTTTTAAAAATTTTTCTTGGTTCTCTAACAGGACAGCGGTTACTGCTCTTCTATGTGAATCTTTGATTGGATCAAGACCTTCATAGTCGAGAAGTGGACTCCACTTTTCCTGCAGATGTTCTGATTGGAACATTTGCGTTTACCTTAATTTGTTTACGTTTGAATTAATGTTAAATTCAGTTACCTTTGAAGGCACCCAGAGTTCTGAGATAGGCATCCATGCTTCTAGTAGTAGGAGAAGGAGTGCTATCTACACCCTCAGAGAGGGTCTCAGGTGTTGCCTTAGATGTGGTTGTTCTGGAGAAGTATGACTCCTTCAGGGTTTCCAGCTTTTCACGATATTCTTGCTCACTTTCAAACTCAACACTTTCAGCAAGTGAAGCGAGCTTCTCTTTCTGAGTGTCTGCAAGACCATCAGAAACTTGATCTAAGATTCCTTGAGCAGAAGACTCAGCAAGTCTCTTGTTCAGGGTAATATTCTTATTGATCTGCTCATTGAGCTTGGTTTCCATTTCATCAAGTTTGTCTACCATATTCTCGAGGACATCATACTTATCTTCAGGGATTGTTACATAATGTTCTTCAAAAAGACCCTTCATTCCTGAAAGGAATGATTCAGTCATCTCAGTTTTAAGTCCTTGCTCTACAGCAAGTTCATTTTCTACCATCCATTCTTGAGCAACATACTCAAGATAGGAATCTACTCTCTCTTGGAGTGAACCTTTCAGTTCCTCAGTTGCTTCAGTAATTCTGGCAGCATACTGAGCCTCAAGAGACTCTTGGATTTCTTTGACTTTTGCTCCAAGAGCAGCTTCAAAGATTGTTCTTGCTTTCTCTTTGAATTCCTCAGAGAGTTCTTCACCACCAAAGAGGGCATCTACATCCTCTTCAATATCATACTCTTCAACTGTCTCCTCAGATTCTTCTACAACTTCATCAGTGATCTCTTGATCTTCTTCAATAGTTGCTTCAGTATCTACTTCCCCGTCTTCCTTCATACCTTTAGGCATAGGATCAGCAGGCTTAGCACCTTTGGTAACTACATCCTTGACAGTGGCAAGCTTAGGCTCTTTGAGCTTAGCAGAGTCATCATCAGGTTTGTAGTTATAAGGTGTTGGTCCTCCAAGGTCCTCTACAGAACCCAGTTGTGTTCCTGGATCAGCCATAGTGGGCATAGGATCAGCAGGTTTCGCATTGGCATTCACAGCAGTCTTGGATTGCTTTGTGCTTGCCTCCATTTCTTGTAAATCTCCACGAGACATTTGAACTCTCCGATTACCTTATTTAATCTATATTTATTTAGTAATTTAACAACCTCAAAGGTTATTCAGGAACTTATTGAAGAGATCCAACTTCTTCTCATCAAGTTGTTGTTGAGTGACAAGTGTGTTAATCTCTTTGTATGTTTTTGCAGCATACTTCTCACGAAGCACACCACCATCCCATACCCAATCCTTTCCTTCCATGATTCCTTCAACAAATGCATCAGGTGCTGAAGGATCAGCAACAATATCAGCTGCTGTTGCCAGCATGAAATCATCACCTACAACATTGACTCCCTCTCTTGTAGGTTTCAGAGAACCAATGCCTCTGGATGAAACACCCAGTTTGACACCTTCATCAATAAGATTTTGTGCAATCTTACCCATAGGGGTGCCAAGAATTTTTGCTTTACCAATAAAATTGCTTCCATTTTCTCTCAATGAAACAATCTTATGTGATACTCTGTCAAGATTTACAGTTGGTCCATCTGGATGTCCCAGTTCACCAAGTGCTCTTCCTGAGTTTACGTGGTTTTCAGTGTATCTTTGGACCTCCTTTCTCAGAGTCTCCATTGGATACATTCTGCCATTACGATTTTTGATATCTCCTTGTAAGAAGACACCTTCAATATACATTGATTTCTTGCCATTTCTTTCTTCTACAAGAAAATCAACTGATTCTATTTCTTCTCTGATTAGTTTCATAGTACCTCAGGAAACTTGAACTTGTTGGACATATGCTGTGCCTAAACCTGACACATTGAATTTAAGTGATCCTCTTAATTCTGCATGTAAACTTGAATCAAAAGTATCAGTCACAGATGCTGAATTATGATCAATGGTGATTCTTTCACTGAAATAACCTGATGGCCCAGAAGAACTATCAATTGCAGTGACAAGTTTATGTGTGAAATTAAAGTCAGTTTGACCAGGTGCAGTCAATGTTACTGCATCACCAACACCAAATGGTGACCCTGTGCCCTCAGGGAAATCAATAATTGTTGCTGTACCAGTAGTTACACCAACAACTCTTTGTGAGGATGGACGTCCAATGGATATCTCTTCTGCCCCTGTTGTCCCAACATAAAAATTTAAATCAGTAGCTGTTGGATTTGCTCCAAAAGCAATATGAACTCCATCAATTTTAGCAACTACTCTAATGGTGTCACTTTGATGTGGGATTGGTGATGACGTTCTACTAACGCCAGGACCATTTAGTATAGTATTAACTCCAACTGGATTAAGGGCGCTCATTATTCCTGATTGACATTGTCTATATTACTTATTTAGTAATTATTCCTCTTCTTCTACCTCTGATTCAGTTTCAACTTCCTCTTCATCATACTCTTCCTCTGAATCACCAAACAGTGATGTTGCTACATCTGGTCTAGATGCCTCAATTCTTTCTGCTGATTTAGCAAAAAGCATGTCTTTGATAGCGTCACTAATTTCTGATGGTGATTCATCTTTGACTAGTAAATCAATTAATTCTTCCATGTTCTAAAAAGTGTTTACTTGGTTACTAAAATGTATTTATATCTCACCACCAGATGGTGTTTCAATTTCATCTCCAGATGCCTCTGGTGATTTAGGTGATGAAGGCATGTTAGGTGGTTGATCAATAGCACCAGTTGCAGTATCTAACGGTTGACCAGTGGCAGGATCAACTGGTGCAAAAGGATCTGGTATTATTCCTGCTTTGATTTCTGCATCAATAATTTTATCTTGCTCCAGAATTTCAGTGTCAGTTTGACGAAGGATCTTCCTTCTTACATAGTCCTTAGAATAATACTTACCAATATATGGTTCAGCAGTAACAGCAAGATTCAATCTTTCAGTCAGCAGTTCTGCATCCTTAAGTTCTGCAAAATGATTATCATACAAGAAATCATACTGAATATGATCTGACATCTTATTCCAATCTTCTGGTGTAATGATATTCTTTAGAACTAATTGTGTCTTAAGGATATCATTGAAGAGATGTGAGAATCTTTTTCTTAGTCTACCAACAAACTTGCTGAATTTAATTTCATCTCTTAAGATCTCAGATGATCTACCAAGACTAAATCCACCTTCTCCCTGTAGTCTTGTTTCAGGAACATTCAGTGATCTATAAAGTTTCTTTTGGAAGTAATTGATATCAGTGATTTCACCAAGATTTTGACCTCCAGGTAGAGTTGTGATCTCAGTTCCTCTGCCACCTTCTCTTCTTGGAAGCCAGAAGTCTTCCATCATGGACATAAATTTTTTGTCATCTCTGACTTCACCAGTGTTTGCATCATAGACAAGTTTATTTCTATAACGCATCATCACATCACGCAGATATTGTTCTGCTTTTACTTTTGGAAGATTGCCAACATCAATATAGAAGATTCTTCTTTCAGGTGCTCTTGATAGTCTGTAGATTACCAATGAGTCCTCAATCATCATCAATTGATTCAGTGGTTTGATGGATTTGTGCAACCAAGATAATGTTGCACCTTTATTTCTATCAACTAATCCTGAGGTGCAATAGGTGACTGAATCACGTGTCATCTTCACACCTTTTGATCCACCACCACCATATGAATTACCTGCTCCTCCAGTATTGCTTTGTGGAGTATAGATGAAAAATTCATCTATTTCAGGGAACTTATAAGTTTCTGGATCTGTCTCAGCACCAGGTCTCTGAACAACTTGTAGTTTATCTTTATTCTTTCTTATCTTTCTGACATACTTCATCTTTGATGAATCAATATATCTTAATTCTTGGATTCCCTCTTCTGGTTTTTTGAGGTCAATTACTTTATTGTAGAATAGTCTTCCATCAATATACCAATTTCTGAATATCTCATGAGCTTTCTTATCAAAATCAAGTAATTCACAAACATACTTGAATTCCTCTCTAATCTTCTTTTTTATACCATCACTTGCATTAAGATTGGAGAGTTCAATTGTTACAGGACTATCATCTGTATCTGATACAATTGCTTCATTAACAATATCTTCAATAGCACTATCACATTCTGGATAAAGTGCCATTGACCTGTATCTTCTGATAAGATCTGATTCTGTTTTATATACCCCCTCAATGTCCACATACGAACCATAAAACCCAGTGCTTACGTAATGCTCAGAACCATCCTGATTATTAGGTGGAACTGGCGATACAACACTGGGTGGTGTCTTCTCTGAATCATCAATAGAGAATCCAAATAATCTTGCCATTATTACAATACTAGGAGTCTGTGCTCCTAGTATTTATCACTTCATTAATTATTAGTTATTAGAATTCAGTATCAACACCTGCTAATGAACCTGTAGCAGGTACAGAACCTTTATTGCTAATAAGTCCAGAAGAAGAATGCTCTGTAAGACCATCTGCTTTGTAACCAACAACATAGTATTGGAAAGCAAATGTTACAGTAAATTCTTCAATTGTGTCAGTAGAATCATAGCTGAGATCAATAGATGAAATCTCAGTTGGGAACATATCAATAAATGTATATGACTTTAAAGCAACGCTTCTGTCACCTTTTCCTTTTCTGTTATCAGTATTCTCAAGTGCATTGCCTCTACCAAGTTGTTTAACTTGGGCATTTGCCATATAAGATGAGGGGTTAGAGATACCAGTTCCATCATCTAACTTGCTGATACCATTAGCCCACTTTTCAAAGGCATTTCTCAGTCTGAAGTCCTCATCATTAAGGACAGTTACAGTCCATGGCTCAAATGTTCTATCTCCAGCAACCTTTAAGATTCTACCTCTAAAGGGAACAGGTATTTCAGCAACATTGGATGAAGGCAACTGCGCTGCCTTGCACATAAACTGAAAGTCCTCAGTTTCTGGTTTGCCCCATGGTGATTCACTATACTGATCCAAAATCCCTTGAGGGAAGTTTGGCATCTGCACTTCAAATAGATTGGGGCGTGCGCCCCCTCCAGCTAGTTTGGTCTTAAATTCAGTGATTGTCTTTGTCTTTGCCATTTTAAATGTCCTCCTTTGTTGTGTTTAGTTTAAATCAAACAGACTCACTAAAAGTGATTCCTGATCTTGTGGCAACAAAGGTCAGGTTGATGTAGTTAATTGACCTAGTAGGTTGAATGAAGATGTCAGCTCTAAACTCATTGTTATCAATAACAGAAGGGGTGTTATTGGAAGAGTCACAAACAACTTTGAAGTTTTCAATTCCTCTATTTGCCTGAATATCTCTCAGGAATGGAGTTACAATATTGACAAAGTTGTCTCTTGTGTCACTATCATTAATTTCAAAGAGTTGAGATTGAGCTGCACTCTCAAGTGCAGTTTCAACTGAAATGAAGAGTCTTCTAACATTGATTCTGTCAAAGGCAGAAGCATATGAAAGACCAGTCTTATCTCCAAAGAGGATAGGACCAGAACCTTGACTTACAATTGGGTTGATTCTTGCAGAATAGAGTGTATCTCTTTGATCCTTGCTAGGATTGTATGCAAGTTTAACAGCATTATTCAGAGCACCTCTTTGTGCTCCAGCAGGTGAGAACCAAGGGAATGAATTGATTCCTGTTCTAACCATGATACCTGCTACATCACCATTACATGGCAGATATCTGAACTCATCATTAAATCTATCATAAACATACTTGTATCCAGAATCAAATACAGCAAATGATGAGGAAGTAAGAGCAGAGAAGAATCTTACAACATTAGTAGTTTGTGTTGTGCTGCTTGTGACATTAACAACATTTGCTCTATGTGGTGAGATTACAGCAAGACAATCCTTTCTTGAATTAGCAAGAGAAATTAAGAGATTTGCCTTTGCTTGTGACTCAAGTTCAGTGCTGCAACTAGGACCCATCAAGAGGAAATCAACTTGCTCTTCATCCTTATTGCTGTATAATTCATACGCTGTCTTGAGGTTTCCAAGAGTAGCAGTCATCCCACCATTGGCAGAATAATCAACACCACCAGCTAATGAATATGTGACAGCACCAAGTCCAGAGAAGACTTTTGATTCAGCATTTTGTCCCCACAGACCAGATGAAGATGTATTTGCTGTAAAGTTAGCAGAGAAGCCAGATGCTGTAGGAACTGTGCCATGTGTTGTATCAGCATCAACTGAAGGATTATCTCCAACAAAGATATATGATGAATTGTTAGAAATATACTTCTTGTAGTATGATCTTACTGGATTTGCAGCATCAAATGTGGCATCTGCTGCTTTTGATATTCCATTATACTTCTCAAGGATGTTACCTTCAGCACCAGTAATTCCGCCATTGTCATCAACAACAGCAATATTCATAGTGTCAAATCTACCACCTCTTGTAGCAGCAAAATTACTTGTTCTTGGTCTTGGAGAAATACTCTTCCAAAGAACTGTAGAATTTGTTAATCCCAGAGTTTGTTGATCGTACCAATCAACTTGAGCAGTCACAGCTGTTGTAGCAGAAGCAACTGGTGAAGCATCTGTTCCAGTATTGACAATACTGATTGTTCCTGATGATGGGAATGATACACCAAGATTGTTTGGTTCATAATCTACATTGGTAACAGTTGTTCCAGTTCCTGATTGCTCTACTCTAGAGACAACTTTAACATCAATTGTGCTGCTTCCATCTGAAATTGTGTTAATTCCAGTGATGATACCTTTAAGATATCCTGAGAATGTAGAGGTTGTTCCACTTCCAGGAATAGTTGTATCAATTGCCATGGTAACACCAAAACCAATAGTGACACCAGCACCAGCAGGGTTTGCAGTGTTGATTGTCAACCTCTGATCAGCTTGAGCATCAATCTGACAAACCTTGATTCCATTACCCCATGTACCAGGATTTCTGGCAGCATAATAGTACTCAGTTGACTCTGAGTATGATGCTTCATACTCATCAAAATTCTTAATCTTCAGAGAAGAAGAAGATGCTTCATCAGTGCCAGCATTGGCATTGTTTAGTGTTGTTCCATCTACTCTTGTGACAGAAAGAACACCACCATATGACAGGAATTCTGATCCAGTCATCCAATACTCATACTGTCTATCAGTAGAGATTGGTTTTCCAAAAGTATCAATATACTGCTGTTGGCTTGTAATTCTGATTGGTTCTTCTACAGGACCTAATCTAAATGGTCCAGCAAGAGCACCAGTAGTATCGACAACGTTTTCAACTCTTCCTACAGTTAGGTCAATCTCTCTGACTAGTACGCCAGGAGACAATTGAGGAGTTGCCATATTCTTCTCCTTAGTTCTCAAATTTTACTAAAATTATTTAGAATTTATGGCACTTTGAGTGGGGAAACATGGAGTGAACTACCAATCTGGGTAGTAAATATCAACAATTTTGTCTTTTTTCTTAGATTCAAGTATTCTTTTCACAGTACATATTTTACATTCATAAGAGTATGAAGATGGCACAGCACCTCTATTTTTTCTTGTCCTGTAAAATTCATCTACTAAATTCTTTATTTCTCCACATGTTCTACACTTTCTATCATTAAGAAGTAAATGACCTAATTTCAGCTGACCATCAATATCCATCATCTATAATCCCACATGTGTGACATATCACCATACTCATCGGTGTACCATCTGTCACCCTCTTTATCTACAAAACTTGCAGTATCAAGTCCATCATTTATAAATCCAAATGGTGCCATGTCCTGTTCTATTTGATTTTTCTGTTCTTCATACAATCTTTTTCTAACATCTTGGTCTGTCAATTCTTTGAAGTAGTCTTGTGCTACTAACCATGCATAGATGACTAAACACATTGCTAGATCGTCATTACAACCCTCTTCAGCCTCAAATGAATTATGTTTTGATACAAATGTTGTCAACTCAGATATGATTTCATAATCATTGAAAATTAGTTTTTCCTCTTCAATTAGTGTCTTTAAATTCAGAGACCCAACTTTTTTAACAGTTTTAGACATCTTGACACCAAGTTGTGTCTTGCTACCAGAGAATCCTTGTCCTACAATCTGACCTGCTCTACCTCTCATGGAACACATGAGTAGATTTTGATATTCAAGATCATACTGTAGAATACTTGCCACTTGGTCACCAATATCATTTACCTCACATAAAATAAAAGCCTCATTATATTGTTTAGCAATCTGATAAATGATATTTGGGAACAACATTGGTTTAATGTCATTATTTCTGTATTTTGCTACAACTTTGTGGGGAAACTGAGTAATATCAACAACTATAAATGCTGAGTAATCCTCTCCCACACCTCTTGCCACATCAACTGTGATGGCATAATCACAACCTTCTTTTGCTTGTTCATATACATCAAGACCCGCATTTGATTGCTGAGGATTTTCATAGACAAGAGTCTTGAGTTTGCTTGGAGCAACAAGAGTATCAATAGATCCTAGGAATTCACACTCAAACTCAATCTTAAACTGTGCTTCTGAGGTATTGGCAATAGTTTGTTTCTTCCATTTCTCATCCCTCCCTGGAACCTCTGACCAGTGAACATCAGTAGGAATATATTCATTGGTGTGATTTTCAGCATCATGCCACATTCTGTAGAAGTGGTTCATGCCATGAGGTGTTGAGACTATGATTACTTTTGTGTTTTTACCAGAAGTAATAGTAGGATAAACAGATGCAAAGAAGGAGTCAGCGATGTGATTAGGGACAAAGGCGAACTCATCGAGGAATAGGATATTGAACGACATGCCTCTGACAGCACTTGCAGATGTAGAAGCTGCCAATATCTTACTGCCATTCTCTAACTCCAGAGATCCTTTATTCCATGATATGATACCCTGCTGCATCCACTTTGGTAAGTTTTCGTATGCAGTTTGTAATCTTCCTAGAAGTTCTCTAGCAGTTGCTGCTTTGTTAGCGAGTATGCCAATGTTAACAGAGTCATTGAAGACAGCATAATGAAGCAGATAAGACACAACTGTAGTACTTTTGCCAGTTTGTCTGGGCATTTTACAGATGTTAAATCTATTTTCATGGAAATTATTAATCAGTTTTTCTTGAAAATCATATGGTCTAAAAGGTACAAGACCTTCATCCAGACTTACAATTTTCACATAATTTTGTGAAAAATAGACTGGATCATTTTTACATTTTACATATTCTAGTATCTGCTCTTGAGAAAATTCAATAGCAGTATTAGCTTTCTTTAGATTAGGATTACCAAGATATACATTATCAGACATAGACCAATCAGCAATTCCACTTTCTTAATGACTTATTGATTCTGCTATCTGGATCTCTTGCAGTCTTAGCAGATGTTAATCTCTTTTTCATACCTTTCATTCTAGCACAGAATGACTTTCTTCTATTTGCAGCTTTGGAACCTTTCTTTAATTTAGATGGTTTTGTAGTGACTGCTGTTTGAAGTTTTGAACCAGGATTTGCTCTTCTGTAAGAATCCACACCTTTCTGATTTAAACCACCTGAGGGGTCTTTACCTGCTTTTCTTTGCCATGCAGGTGTTCCCTCTTCAAGCTTTCCCAGGCTGTCTTCCTCCATATCTTCATCCATTCCAGCATGAAGATATGAATCACCTGGTTGGTATGGTGTAAGATTGAAACTCCTTAATGTAGCACCAGGATATAATTTACGAATTGCATCCTCAACTTCAGATCTCTTTGGTTTTCTTATCTCAGGGAAGAACAATTTGAGCATATACATCTTTGCTCTCCACGAGAAGATCACAGCATAGACATTTCCTGTTTGTGCAGGTATTCTTACTGACTCTTTAATATTTCCTTCCAAACACTGGCATGGATCACATCCACAGACTGGACATGTTTCTTCACTGACTACTTCTTCCTCCATAGAACCGCGAGTTCTTTCAGCCTTATCATGATCAAAGTTCTTGTCCTTCATAGGATCATAAGTCTTTGACTTACCACCAGAATGCTTTTTGGTCATTCTAGCAGCATATTCCTTAGGAGACTCACCTGGTTTTCTTTCTTCACTAACTTCAACTTCTTCACTGACAGATTTCCATCCACCACCTCTCTTCTTGTACCACTTTGCAGCCCAACCATTGGCATAAGCAGATGGATACACATCAAACTTGGATCTTGCCAGTGCCTTTGCTCTTGACCACAGTGATGGGTTTGTGGGTTTATTCTTTTCCTCTAGATATTGCAGTTCTCTCTCACCATCAATCTGCTCAAGAATTTTTCTTGAGATGGGTGAAAGATGATCATAGTTTGTTGATTCAGATCTATCTCCTGAAGGATGCTTCTTATAGTCATCTTTTTTAGCAAATGTTTTAACCATGGTGGGTTTAGCTCCTCCAGACTTTGATTGTTGTCCTGAATCCTGTTCTCTTTTTCTTCTGACTGCTGCAGCAATTTTTGCTTTTCCCTTGGAACCTTGTGCTTTAAGACTTGCTAATCTTTGAGATGAGAAGCACTTGGGGGTTTTTGTTTCACCTTTTTCATTTGCACATGGAGACCCATCTGATTGAACCCAACCAGGTTTTCCATCTTTTGATTTAGATTTCCCAAACCAATCTCTTAGATCTTCATCAATGTGAGATTCATTCATTTTCTTAGTTTTCTCCTTCATTGAGTTGATAAACTTTCTGTAAACTGCTGCCTCTGAAGTTTTACCCATCTCTCTTGCTCTTTGTTCCATGGCAACAGCTGCCTGAATTTTATGAGCATGAGATCTTGATGAATTACGTATTTTACTTACAGATGCTTTTGCAGTAGCAACATCTTTAAATCCAAGACCATGAATGGTGCCTTTTGGATTCTCATCAGTGTAGAGATCAGAGTGTTTTTTAGAATTTGCAGGTTGTCCTGGTTTTCTGGGAATGCGAGGATTGGATGCCTCACTCATTCCACCACCATTACCTCCTCCATTTCCATTTCCACCACCATTGCCATTTGAGTGACCATTTCCATTACCATTTTTACCATTACCATTTTTCTTACCATTCTCACTGTTTTCATTATCATCTTTAGCAAGATATCCACCACGTCCAATGTGATATCCCATTGGCATTTTTTTACACTTTTTATCAGTGTAACAATAATAGTAACCTGGTTTACACTTCATTTTGATCTCTTTTTCCTACCAGCACAATGTGCTTTTTGAGAAAATCCCTTAGGATTAGAGCAGTCAATACTCTTTTTATATTTATTACTCCACTCTTCTTTAAACTCTGTAAAATACTTTTTTACTGTATCATGGGATGTTTGCTCCATCTTATTGACAAATTCTTTTGATGCTGCAACCATGGAGTCAATTGATGGGCCATCACCCATATTATTACCAAGAGTAACTTTCATTACAGGATATATGTTTGAAAATCTATATCTATTTTCACCAGTCTCTGCAGCTGTCTGATAATCTTGTGATAGAAGATCTTCATCACCCCTAAACAATTTTTTATCAAAACCAGCAACAGGTCCTGATGGATTTGAGTCATTAGTAAATCCATCAGTGCCAACACTATTCGTAGCTGATGATGTTGCTGTTTCTGATATAAACTGGTTAAAAGAGCGCATATCAGAAGACTCCCATTCCCAGTCCCAGTGTGACACCTGGCAGGCTTGTCCATGTAGTTCCATTATAGAACTCCATTTTCTTTGTAGTAGTATTATAAATCATGGCACCCTCATTAAAAGATGCAGCATCTCTTGCTGTTGTTGTATACTGAGGCATATAAAGTGCTGTACTGACAGTGGCAACACCAACTGTCGCACCACCTGAAATCACAACATCTTTAAATCCAGATGTGCCAAGAGTGCTAATACCAGCAACAGTGATGCCTGAGAGATTTGCACCAGAACCACTATATGATGATGCTGTGACTACACCAGTCACATTAACTCCACCAGTGGCAGTTACATTAACAAATGCACCTGATGTGAATGAGGGAGTATCAGACAGAGTGATTGTGGCAGTGGCACCAAGAGCAACTGCAGTAGCTGTAATATTGCTGCTTACAAAATTAAGTTGAGAAATACTATTTGCAGTGCCAATTACACTACCTTCTTCTCTGACAGTAATACCATCAATAGATCCAGCACCAGCAGAATCTACAGATCCCCATGACCATCCACCAGATCCATCCGCAATAGGAACAAAATTTGCTGATCCAAAATCAGTGGCATCAGGTGAAAGTCCATCAACATCTAATCTATAGAATGTAGATACACCAGTGTTCTGATGAATACCACTAGATGTGATTGTGACTGATGTGCCAACCAGAGTTGCTGCAGAACCTGTGGTGTCTTGATTAAGAGTTGGTATTCTTGCAGCGTCAAATGTTCCAGATGTAATTTTACTAGCAGGAAGAACACCCACTCTTGCTGCAGCAAGAGTTCCACTAGCAATATTTGATGCATTAAGTGCTGTAAGATTAGCACCAGATGCTGCAGGTAGAGTAGCAGGGAATCTGGCATCAGGAACTGTACCAGATCCAAGATTTGATGCATTCAAACTGGTAATATTTGAACCATTAATCGCAGCAGCAGTTCCTGTCAAGTTAGCAGCAGGAATACTTGTCAGGTTTGCTGCTGATGCTGAAGGCAAGGTGGCAGGGAATCTAGCATCAGGGATAGTTCCAGAACCAAGATTTGATGCATTAAGGCTAGTTAGATTAGCACCTGATACAGCAGCAATTGTACCAGTAATCTGACCACCAGGTATGCTAGTCAGTGAAGCACCAGATCCACTAAATGTAGTGGCAGTAACAACACCTGCAGCATTGATTTGTCTTACATCAAAACCAGCAGAGTGAAGATTATTGTCATTACCACCAACAAAAATACCAGAGCTATGATTTATTGTTATACCTGTTCCAACATTTATAATATTATTGCTACCATCAAACTTAAGTGATGATGTACCAACAGTCAGAATTCCTGTGATTGTAGAGTTGCCATTAACAACTAACTTTGTGGCAGTAACAGATGATGCAGCAGAAACATTAGTTACAGAAATACTTGGTGTTCCTGTCAGTCCTTCTGCAAGAGCTGCTGTTCCTGTTGTATCTTGATTAAGAGTTGGGATTCTTGCAGCATCAAATGTCCCAGTTGTAATTTTACTGGCAGGGAGACTACCTACTCTTGCTGCAGCAACAGTCCCACTAGCGATATTTGAACCATTTAAATTTGTTAATGACGCACCAGAACCACTAAAAGTTGTAGCTGTGACAACACCAGTGATATTAGCACCACCTAATCCAGTGATTTGGAAAGTAGTACTTACAAGATTGGAATTATTGTAGACTGCATTGCCCATGTATCCATGAGCAGAACACTGATAGTGTAATACTAATGGAGTATCATCAGATACAACAATTTCAGTGTATGCACCAGAACTACCAGCAGTGCCATTAGTTGTTACATTTGTAGTATATGAATTATTTCTTGCTGCATCAAGATAAAATCTTAATGGATGAGTGCTATTTGAAGAGTCTGATTGATTAAATCTGTATGTTCTTCCAGGGGTAAGTGTTAGAAATGGTGATACTACATCATTAAGAAGATATCCTAATCCACTCCCCTGCCCATTATACCTATGAGCACCAGTTTTTGATACTACTTTAACAATTATTTCCTCTACAGATCCAAATGGTGCTGTAAGTCTTGTAAAACCTGAAAGTTCTCCAGCAGAAGAAATACCAGTAACCTGAGCATTTCCACTATAGGCAATGGTCCCACCAGCATATGCTTCTTGCCATGGTGTAAGAAGTGTTACTGTGGTCGCTATTCCAACACCACTAGTGTCCCTTCTTACAAAAAGATGACCATCATAAGTGTTAAGAGCTACCTCGCCTAACTCTAATCCACTTAATGCTGGTCTTTTATCAGCGACAGCAGATCGCTTTAACTTAATATTTGGACTTGCCATTTGGTATCTACCTAAAGAATCTGATATATATCAGACATACTGTTTTATTTAGAACTGTCCAGCATCCTGAAGAATCACAGAAGATTTAGGTGGAGACTTTCTTTTTCTTGTTACAGGTTTTGTAGGAAGAGCAGAATTTTCTTGCTCATGAGTTTCTCTAATATGATTTTCTAATCTTTGAACCTCCTCTGCAAGTCCCTTATTAGCTGCAGAAAATTCTTCTATTTTTGCTTTCTGTGCCTCAATAATCTCACTGAATTGTTGTACTCTTGCTTCTGTAGCAATTACTTGATTGAACAAATCAAATGACTTTTTTTGATATGCTCCTAATAAAAACTTTGCATCATCTTCCATAAAAAAAGGGGGGTATATCCCCCCTATTTATTGAGTTATATTTACTTATCAGAATGCTCCACAATCAATCAGAATGTTCTCAAGAACTCTGTTTGAACCATCAACTGAGATTACATCTTCAGCAGTTCCTGTTGAGTCACTAATTACTAATCCACCAGCCTCAATAGTTGAGTAAGTAATACTTCCCAGAACTCCAGTTGTTTCTGTTGCCTCTGATGCAAATGCAATTCTAGCAGCAGAATCATCCCAGAACATTGCTGCCTTCTTAGCAGAACCATCATAGTAGTTCAGAAGAACACCAACATCTTTGTTAGTATCAGATCCAGGAGCAGATCCATCAACCATCTGCAGTTGAATCAGTGTATCTTCAACTGTCATTTGTGTGGTATTAACCTGAGTGGTTGTACCATTAACAGTTAGATTTCCACCAACAGTCAGATTCTGTGCCATTGAGACAGCACCTGTGCTGTCTGTAATTACAATTGAAGCAGTGCCATCATTTGCTCTGTAGTTAGTGGCATTCACTGTAGTAGCAGTTACTGCTGTGATGGCAGCACTTGCCATTGCTGTGATGGCAGTAGAACCATCACCATTAATATCACCATTTGCAGCAATGTCTCCACTAACAGTCAGAGAAGTTAAAGTTCCAAGTGATGTTACATTGCCTTGTGCAGCAGTTTGGAGTGTACCTGTCAGAAGTGTAGAAGACAGATTACCAGTGCCTGAATTATATGTTAATGCACTTGAGTCTGACTTCAGTGCTTGATCACCAGTTGCTGTTGTAGCAAATAGTGGGAAGCAAGTTGTGTCAGATGACTCATCAGCAACTGTTGCTGTTACAGCATTAACATTGGTCAGATTAGCACCACTTCCTGAATATGAAGAAGCAGTGATAACACCAACTGCATTTACACCACCAGAAACCTTAAGACCAGTGGCATCAATTGTTGATCCACTTCCAACCACAACACTTGTAGCAGTGGCAGCACCAAGAACAGGTGTGATAAGTGTTGGTGTGTCATTAAATACAGCAACACCAGTTCCTGTTTCATCAGTCATTGCTGCTCTTAAGTTAGCAGATGAAGGGGTTCCTAAGAATGTGGCAACATTGCCAGCAAGACCAGAAACACCAGATGAGATAGGAAGACCAGTACAATTGGTCAGTGTACCTGAGGCAGGAGTTCCAAGAACAGGAGTGACCAGAGTTGGTGATGTGGCAAATACAAGGGCACCTGATCCTGTCTCATCTGTTATTGCAGAGGCAAGATTAGCAGAAGAGGGAGTTTCAAGGAATACTGTTACACCAGTACCAGCATTGGTCAGTTTTCTTACTGAAACAGAGTCAGCAGCAACCCCTGTCAGACCTGAACCACTTCCTGAGAATGATATGGCAGTGATAACACCAACTGCTTTGACTCCACCTTGGACTTCAAGACCAGTGACATCCATGGTGGATGCAGCACCAACAGCAATGCTGGTTCCTGTGGCAGCACCAAGAACAGGACTTACAAGTGTTGGAGTATTGGCAAACACCAAAGCACCAGAACCAGTTTCATCATCAATAGCACCTCTAAGATTGGCAGAACTAGGTGTGCCTAAGAAGGTTCTAGCATCAGCATCAAGGTCACTCAGACCTGCCATAGGCAGACCTGTGCAATTTGTTAGTGTGCCTGAGGCAGGTGTGCCAAGAGCAGGTGATACTAAGGTTGGTGAATTAGCAAATACCAGAGCACCTGATCCTGTCTCATCAGTTACAGCAGAAGCAAGGTTGGCAGAACTTGGTGTTCCCAGGAATGTGGCAACATTGCCAGCAAGACCTGATACACCTGAAGAAATTGGAAGACCTGTGCAGTTTGTCAGTGTGCCTGCAGAAGGGGTGCCAATATTTGGTGTTGTTAATGATGGACTTGTTCCAAATACAAGAGCACCAGTTCCAGTTTCATCATCAATAGATGCTGCCAGATTAGCAGAACTTGGGGTTCCTAAGAATGTTACTACATCAGAATCAATGCCAGTTACGTTGCTAAGAGCAAGATTGCCACTGAAAGAAGTAGCAGTGATAACACCAACTGCCTTAACTCCGCCTTGTACTTCAAGACCAGTAACATCAAGGGTGGAAGCAGCACCTGCTTTGACTGATGCAGCAGTCAAAATACCAACAGCAGGATTAGGGCTGAGTGTTACCCCACCAGAGACATTAATACCTGTAGCATTTGATGTTACAGCAGAACCTACAACGGTTGTTGGTGTTGTTACTGATGTTGTGACAGTAACAGCATTTGGTAGGCCAATCTGAATTTGGTCAGATGATGATGTGGTCTCTACTTCAAGGTTTGTTCCAATGATTGACAGTGTATCGCCAAGTGAGAATGTCTGTGATCCACCAGAATCACCTTGAATATTGAATTGCGATGCAGAATCAGCAACCCAGGATAAATTACCAGAACCATCTGTCTGTAACTTTCTACCTGCAACAGGTGTTGCTGGAAAAGTATATGTTGTTACTCCAGTTAATGAATTGGGTGATTTCAGTTGGATAAAGTGATCACCATTATTGGTTCCTTCAAATAAATTTACTCCACCACCAACAGTGGCAGTTTCAAGAGTAAAGTTATTATTTCCACCAATAAACTTGTTTCCACCAGGAGCACCAACATAAAGTTGATAGCTATCAGTGGTAAACCCTGGTTCACCTATTGCCAGTGTTGGAAGAGCGGACTGTAAGCCTCTCTTTAACTTAAGGGTTGGTGCAGCCACGCTCGCCTCCTATTACCGTTTAAATATTATTTCGTAATATTATTTAGAAAAATTTCAAGTATCAAAATGTACCATGATCTACAATGTCATCATCAACACCATCACTTCTATCAACAATCTCAAATGGTGTTGTGAATGTGAAGTCACTACCATTGAATATGAGAACATTGTTGGTAGATGGTGTTCCAGTAACATCATCCAATGTGACCAGAGTTGTTCTACCAGCTCCAGTAAGATTACTCTGTGCAGTAGCAATGAACTTGCCTTGTGAGGCATTGTACATTATGATATCACCATCATTAAAATTTGTGGTGAGTAATCCTGCTAATGTGCTAAGTGCTCCAAGTTGAGTAATAATTCCTGATAAATTAGAACCATCACCCTCATAAGATGTAGCAGTAACAATACCAGAACTGATAGTAACAGCTGTTCCAACTTTGAGCACCTCAGAAGTTGTAATGCCAGATACTGCCAGTGATGTAAAGGTTGTTGCAGTACCAGGACCAGCAACACCTTTTATACCTGTATAATATGCACCACTAATATAGACACTCTTTCCAGTAAAATTAACTCCATTAGGCAGATTAGTGCCAATGAAGTTTAAAGTGCCTGAAGGATAATCAAAGAACCATTCATCATTGTTACCTGAACCTGCAGGGAATACCTGAGTTCCAGAACTTGCTGCATTTGCTGCATCACCAGAGGTGTGAATATAAACTTTAATAAGATAAGTAGCACCAACTTCTGGTGGAATCCAATCTATTAATCCAGTCTTCCAGGTTCTGTTTGTTGATGCTGTTCCATCATTTGTGGTTTCAACAGGAGCAGATGTAGGTCTTACATTGACTACACCACTAGTGCTACCTGGTATTGTTGTAGGTATTAAATTTGATTCTGCCCATACATTGGTGCCCTGTACAAATAATGCACTAGAGGTTGCCTCATTGACAGCAGATTTATTGGCATTGGTATCTGTCTTGGCTCTACCAAAACCAACCTTCTTGAATAGATAATCAATCTTCTGGTCATTTGATATGGCCACCTTATGCTGCCTCCCCTATGCTCAGTGCTGTTACTGATTGACCAGAGGTCAATGCTATCCTAACAAGAACAACATTACCAGTGGCACTACTCATATTCTGATCACCCAGAGTCATAGTGTATCCACCACTTAATGATGTGGAGGTTGCTATGACATCAGCACCTGTTGATGCACAACCATCACTTCCATTACCACCCACTCCACTACCTGGTGTACCAGCACCTGCATATTGTTGATCTGCTCTTAACCAACCATTTAATCCACTAGTACTATCTATATTAGTTCCAGGAGCAGCAATAAAGAGTCCTGCTATACCAGTTGATGTAATATTGATATCAAAGTTGGCAACAGTTTGTCTTCTAAAAGCAAAAGTGAAATACTGAGTACCAGTATCTCCACTCCTGTCTGGACCAACAGGAAGGAATCCTGATGAGTAATCAACAACATTATGTTCTAATTTTCCAAGTCTAATTGTTGCCTCTTTGGTGCCAGAGACTCCTGGATCAGCAGACTCAGTATATGGATTTGCTGTATAGAAGTTAGTAGAACCATTGAATGAAGGAGTATTAGTGGTTTCAGATTTAAAATCTGAAATTCTAACACCATCATCAGTAAATCCAGAACCTAGTGAATCTGAAACAGCGATTGCAATCTCACTTATACTACTCTGTGCTGCTGTGTGAACTTGCACCTTGGTGGCATTTGTTGCATAAGATCCTGTCCCTGCAGGATTCTTACCTCTTATTCTTATAGTTTGTACAGACCTCATGCTACTTGAAGTCAATGGGACTGCTAATGTTCCAAAAGTGTAAGCACCCCCCACTCCAGTGTTGGCTACAGGTACACCACCTGATAAGAATGTTGATGCACCATCTAAATTTGCATAGGTGTAGTCAATTGAGGAAATGACATTTCCTGATGTAGATTCTGAATTTGTGGCAGGATCAAGATCAACAGGTGCTGATGTATTTTGGAATGTCTGACCAGTAAAGTTTGTTACTGTAACACCTGTTAGAGATAAGGAGGGGCTTCCTGTATTGTAGTATGGGATTCCTGATATGAATCTTTTTGTTCCTCCAGAACTCTCAGACAAAGTTCCTGCTGTCAACGTAGGTGTAGTATTTAGGTTATCTTTAACAAAGGTAGTAAAACCACAACTACCAACTGTTGATAAATTTAAACCAAAATCATTTAATCCTGTAGATATTTCATTCAGTGGTTTAGAAATGTTGGCAGTGAATACTTGATAGAATCCAGTAGGGAATGTATTGGCAGAGATTCTGTCATGTGCATCACCCTCTGCTGAGACAATCAGATCATTGAATGTTCCAGTTTCACTAACAGCAGTGGTGAATGTTGTTGTCCCAATACCAACACCATTAATTTGTGCTGACAGATTTCCACTATGAGAACCATTGATATTGGATATACTATTAGTGACCACTGGCGTGGTAGTTGCAATTCTTCTCACTGATGTTCCAGTGGCAATACCAGAACCAGCCTGATTGCCTGTAAAGTTAGCACAAAGTGATGGACTGGTTCCTTGAGATCCAGTTGACACTGATAATGAAGATGCAGTGATTGCTGTTGGAGCTGTTGGTACAGCTTTCAATGTCATTGTAACTGAACTCTGTTTTCCATTCTGCACAATGGTTACAGGTGTTCCATTAGCAGTCAGTGTTACAACTTTACTACCTGTACTTCCTTGGAATGTATGTAAGATTGGTGAACTTGTTCCACCAGGAACACCATTATTAGCAATAGTGTCATTAGAACTACCATCACCATAACTGTAAACATAATCAGAGGCATTATGAGAAGTATTTGTAAAGATGCCAACTCTTCTATTTCTTCCAAATAAATCTGTTCCATCATAAAGATCTCTATTTGTATCACCAGTTCTATCACTAGCGATTGTTGCTATACCAGTAAATATTGATCTTACCTCAGGTTCTACTGTGATAACAATATTTGGTGAAATAAATGGTGAAGAAGAGTGGTCAGTAATTGCTCTTAAGTTTGTGGCAAATGTTGATGCTGTGCCTGCTGAATTGTCAGAAAGAGTAAATGTATGGGCAATTGCATTTCCTGTATCACCAGCTGCTCCACTTCCAACATTTACATTATCAGTAGATCCATCACCATAAGTCCATCTGTATGTGTTACCAAAGGCAGCAAAACTACCAATTGTGCTCTCAGTGGTATTTGTAAAGGTGACAGCAAATCCAGAGGAAGATGATGTATTGATACCTATAATATTTGTTTGAGTAAAAGTGGGTGTATGAGTTGCATATACCTTGAATGTGTTGGTAGATGATGTTGGTATTTGACTTGGGTCTGCTGCAGGATGACTGCTCAGTTGAAGATTGACATTATACGCTGTGTCTGTTTCTGATGCATTATTATAAGTGTGGATTGTTCTTCCACCACCAACACCACCAGGGGCAGCATTTGAAGCAATAAATTCTGTTGTACTATCTCCCCAATTCAGAGAGTAAGTAACTGCAAATCCTGCAACATTAGTTGTTGAGTTTTCCAGATATACTGGTGTTCCACTATCCCAGTTTGAAATTGAAGAACCACCAGCCACAGCAGCAAACATAGAGAATGCAACACCAGGATTTGGAGTGAATACTGTGATGAAATTAGATTTAGTTATACTTTGACTATGACCAGCACCCACACCTGAATTATTTCTTGCTGTTACAGCAACAGTATTATTTGCTCCTCCTGATTGATTATAGGTGTGTGATGGTGTTGAATCAGTTGTTCCATTATCAGCACTACCATCACCCCAATCAATATCAAATCTGTTTGCATTACCAGATGAAGTGATTGTTAGAGTGACATTCAGCGGAGAACCACCAGCAACAACATCACCAGTAAAATCTACATCTGTGACTGCTGTATTCTTGATGACATTGAAGATAACCTCATTCAGATCATCAATACCATCAACAATCTTAGTGGATGATGAGAATGTATTAAGAGCACCTGATGTGATAAAACTACTATCTGTTGGTGTTCCTAAAGTCATGGATCCACCAACACCTGAGAAACTTGTAGCTGTGATGATACCTGATGTATTGATACTTCCTTGAGTGCCAACACCAGATGATGGTAGATCAGTTAGATTAGCACCACTTATGGCAGGTAGAGCACCAGTCAATTGACCTGCAGGAATGCTTGTCAAACTTGCACCAGAACCATCAAAAACAGTGGCAGTTACCACACCAGAGGAAACTACACCCTTTCTGGCAGTAATAACACCAACAGAATCAATATTAGTTACATCTTCATATGTAAGAGTTCCAGCAATTGAAACATTCTGGAATGTAGAGACACCACTAACTACTAAACTATCTGCTGTAATATTAGCAGTGTTTGCTAATCCAGTAATAGTGACTGCACCAGTAGCACCACTAATGCTGATATTAGATCCAGCAGCAATACTTGTGACAATTCCTGTTAAATCAGCACCACTGACAGCAGGTAAAGTGGTGGGGAACCTGCCAGCAGGCACTGTGCCCACATTGAGATTAGAGGCAGATACATTACCATCAAAACTGGTAGCAGTAATGACACCAGTTACACTTATCTCACTAGCACCTGTTATATCAACTCCACCAGTGAATGTGGCAGCAGTGCCTGTGATAATATTTTCAGTAGATGCTACACCAGTTAGTCCTGATCCATCACCTGAGAAACTAGTGGCAGTGATGATACCACTACTAGCATCAAGAGTAATTGCTGTGCCAACTTTTACAACATTTGTAAATGTAGCAGCAGTGCCTGTAATGATGTTATCTGTTGATGCAACACCAGTTAATCCAGTGCCATCACCTACAAAACTTGTAGCAGTAATTACTCCAGTGAGATTTACATTACCAGTTCCAGATATTTCCTTTCCATTAACATCAAGATTTCCACCAAGTCTAGGTGTGGAATCTTGAAAAATGCTTGTGATGCCTGTATCAGAGGCACTTATGGTTACAATACCAGCAGATAGTGGTGATACAGAAATATTTGTACCAAAATTAAGTGTTGCTGCAACACCAACTAAAGATCCATCATCATTAATTCTGATTCCTGAACTTTCAGCAGTAACACCAGTTAGATTTGAACCATCACCTTTAAAAGATGACGCAGTAATAATCCCACTGGCGACAATTTGAGTGAAAGAAGCACTGCCTACAGTCGTGCCATCTCCAACAACCCCGTAGAGTTCACTGAAATTCTCATTAATTTTTCTGGCAGCAACTAATAGACTATCACCTGTTCCATCATTAGGTGCTGACCCAGTATTTATGCCTTGTCTAGCCATTTTAAGTGGGTTTTATTTATTTATTGGACCATAAAAGTGCTTATTTTGATACTTAACATCTCCATTTCATTTATCTTTATTTATTTGAGTCTTCAGTTGAGTTTTTCTTTAACAACTTCTGAAGTTCAGCAGTTGAACCCACAAATAGGGCATTATTAGTGACATTTGTTGGACCTTTTGTCTCTTCAGCATTAACCTCCTTAAGTTTCTGTTGAAGAGTCATCAATTTGTCAGTGGCATCAGAAACATTTTTAATTAATTGACCAGCAACCTCATATGCTCTAGGCATTTCACTTTCCTGAGCAAGTTCAAGTATGCCATTGATAGCTTCCTGACCTTTCTCAATTATTGAGTATAAATTTCCTCGAGTGTATTCATAATCTTTTTTAATATCTTCAGATTGAGATCTTCTCTTTTCAATCTTTTTGTCAGTTGGGGTCACATCAATCATATTATCCTCCATCAGATTACATTACCATCAAAACCAAAGTCATCACCAACTTCAATCAATTCTGCATCAGCAGCAGTGATACTGAATATTGGAGCACCCAAAACATGTTCTGCTGCCTTGGTGTTATCCTGACCTCTCTTAACAGTGATATCATTACCACTGATCTTTGTGACCTTCATATTCTCATTATCAATATCAATGTGAGTATTGACAGTAAATTTAGATCCATCACTTACAGTAACAATTGTCTCTGTAAGATCTATATCCTCGCTGAGTTGTGAAATTTGGGATTGATCATAATCTTTTGTAGCTCTAGGAACAACTTTATATGTAAGATCTCTATCATATGATCTGGAACTCTCTCCAGCAATGTAACCAACCTGAACTCTTCTGATAACTTGATCAGTAACATCAGGAATAGGACCAAAGACATAAGTCTTGGCAGTAAATCTTAGTGTATAGACAAGTGCTCTTCTTGTATCATAATTACCCTCATAATCATCCTCCATACTAATACTATCAAGTTGAACTGCCACATCTTTTTTCTCTTTTAAATTACCAAGAAAATTAATTGGTAAGTGATAAACAGGTTGAAAAAATGGTATAATTTGTTCAAGTATCTGTAGAGCATCATCATTCAACTTTGACATAATGCTCAATTCAATTGACATATTATATGGGACAGGTAAGTATCCCTTTTTTATTTTAGAACCAGATGCTGGATCTTCAACAAAAAATTGTTGTGTTTGAGTTGTTTTTCTTGAAGCATCATACTGAACACCAATAAATTCAAATGAGATTCTAGGTAGTGTCATTTGAACAGGTTTATTGAGATCAGGTTGCTGTTCTAATCTTGCCAGAAATTTCTGAGTAGGTCCATAGGCGAGGGGAACCTTGACAATGCTAACACTGTCATCTGAAGAATCTTTATGCTTGATTTCTATTCCGTTAAAAAGAGAACCAAACCCTATGATAACAGATCTAAAAACCTCGTTATAAAAATACTCAAACATCGCCTTATCATGGTGGGGTAATACTACTATTTAACAAAATTGTATCAGGGCATTCCAAATGGATTGGTTTCACTGAAATCTATGATTGAATCTGCAGTTGATTCAAAGGTATCATTGTCAGCCAAAGGATCAACAAGGTCATCTGACACAGAATTAAATATTGTATATGTTGCTCCAGATTCTTGACCAATAATTTGTTCACCTGGACCAAATTCACCATCAATAATAGAAATTTCAAGTTTATTAGTTGATGCATCCCATTCTTTAACTCTTGCTGTTGCAGAGCTAGCAGCACCAACTATAATTTCATTAAACTTGAATGTGCCAGTAGCAGTGATACCAGGTGGTGTCTCAAATAGTACATCAGGTGCATTCAGATATCCTTGTCCTGGTGTTAAAGCAACAAAGGTAACAATACCAGCAGTGTTAACATAAGCAATACCTCTAGCATCTTCAAATCCAACTCCAAATGGACTACCAGAGTCATATGATGTTGATGTTGAATCCATGGTAAGTGCATTATTAGACATATCAACAATGCTATCAATAAGTGATTGTGGGAAGGTGAATGCAACACCAACATTTCCAGTATATCCAAATCCAGCATTAGTAACAACAACATTAGATACTGCATTACTGATCAAACTTACAGAAGCAGCAGCACCTACACCTGTTGTACTATCAAATGTAATTGATGGAGGCACTGTATATCCAGCACCAGTGTTAGTAAGTAATACAGAAGCAATCCTGCCATCTATACCACCAGTAAATCCTGTCAAGAAGGATGCTATTCCAACAGCAGATGTTCCTCCATCAGGTGATGATGAAATGCCAATTGTTGGTAGTGTATCATAATTAGCACCAGCATCTGACAATTTTATGCTAAGAGCACCTGTATCTGATAATGTAACTGTACCAGTTGCTGTTGTAGCAGCACCAGGACCTATCAGAGAAAGTGTCTGAATGTATCCAAGTTGCGCAATCTCATCATCTATATCATCAATACCAGTATCAAGGACCTCATCCTCATATCTGTAGAGTTCACATCTCAACTCATAAACATAATTTTTCTTGAGTTGATAGAATGGTTGCTCATGCTCAACATATTTGATCTCAAATAATCTATCTCCAAGAGGGAAGAATATTAGATCTCCTTCTTTTGGTCTTGATGATAATTCAACATTTACAAGATTTTTCATCAAAGGTGAGATATATGTCTCATATCTCTCTTTTGAAATAATCAGAGTTAGATCGTCTTGCTCTTGTATCCCAAACTTAGACAGCACAGTGCCCTGTCCACCATATCCCTCAAAATTATCAATATATGCCTCAATTGGATAAGCATCATTGAACTTAGATTCAATAACTTCTCTTATAACAGTATTCTTAGTAATGTACTTTCTGGGGATGTAATAGACTTCAACTCCATACATCCTGAGCTGCTCATTGACCAGACTCTGTATAAGATTTTGTTCTCCTACTGACCCATTAAGGGAAAATGGATTAAGCATAAGATCTTACCCTATTAAATCCAAAGGTGGTATCTCATAAGTGCTGAGCATTTGAGTTCTTATTTCATCAATTTCTCTTTGCCCATCATCAAATAATTGTCTACCATTAAATTCAATTCCACCTGGTAATTTGACACCCTGAAACTTGATAAGATTTTGTCCCCACTGTCTTTTGACTAGTGCTGTGAAGTATCTCTTCAAGAATGAATCATTCCAAACACCAGCATAATCATTACCATCAACTGTCTTCCAACAATCTATGATTATAAAATCACCCTCATTAATATTTCCAAAATCAACATCAATATATAATCTATCTTGTCTTTGATTAAATCTAATTGCCTTGTGAGTGTTCAGCAAGAAGTTCATTGTCTCAAGATATGTCATTGACATGGCAAATTGCAGTAATTCAAAACTTCCAAAGTATCCTATTTCATTCAAGAATAATTGATACTTGAAACTAAACATATTACTCATACTCATTGAATGAGCATCATCATATTGAAATATCTTATTAATACCTATGATTGATGGAGGAAGTGGTATATAATTGCTGTTCTCATAAAAAATATAGTCTGTGCCATTTTCAGTAACAGTAGTTGAAGTTATACCTACGCTCTGACCACTAGTGACACTAGGAGGTTTTGCCTTACCTCTACTAATGTCCTGTGATGTAATTTGATACTTTAAAAATACTTGTGATACTCCATCAAAATGTCTCTCATGGAAGAACTGGAGAGCATCATCTAGTAGATCCTCTAATTGTTCCTCAGCAACATTGATTTCCAACATAGGAGCGCCCAGTTGTCTTAGGGTATAATCAATCAGTCCTTGTCGAGATGCTGGTTGCGCCATTATACGCTACAATTTAATACTATTTATGGAGCAGATGATACTCCTGTCTGAACAAGTATATTTCCCTCTACAATTCTATAAACAGTTGATGCAGAACCAACCAATATATCATAAACATATCTTCCATTTTTCAGCAATCTTGTTTCAGTAGATCCAAGTGATATTTTGAATTCACCTTCTGATGTGCTTGTAAATCCAACAGTAAATGTTGCAGCAGCAATTGTGGTGGATCCCACTGCTGCACTTTTTCTCATCTGTGATGATCCACTATATCCTGTTAAATCAAAATCACTTCTATCAACTTCAAGGATTTTAAATGTTGAATTGAAATCAGCACCAGTGTTGATAGTAAGATTGACACCATATGCCACTCCTGCATTTGGATCAAAAGTAATTGTGTTATTAGCCATTTGATTCTAAAAATTTAGTGAGAAGTGATTTTATATCATTTATATCATCTTTTAATTCATCAAGATTTTTTTCAAGGTTTTCAACCTTTTCTGATTGATTAAGCATTCTATTTTTATTTTCAATATATTTTTGAAAATCATTTTTATTATTATTGATGATAGCTCCTGTATTGCTATCTCTGAACAAACCGCTGTGATCTTTTACTGGTATTTGTGACATTATGCAAGTGCCAATACTCTCAGATTTTTAATATATGGACTATAAGCTTGATTTGTGCTTGTTCCAATAATCTTAATTCTGAAATTGTTAAATGTTGACAATCTGTCAATAGTAAATTGCATTTCACTAAATGATTGAGACCCTGGATTGGGTGTTATTAGATCTTTCTTAGTGAATGGTTTATCTGGTGTTCCATCATTATTATCAGGATTGATAATAACTCCAATTCTGTTAGGATCAATATTATTGTATCCAGGGAATGGTGTGAATACAGTTTCACTAAGAGGTCTGTCCTGATTCACTGCATATAAAACTCTAATATCATTAAATTGATTAACATATGCATCAAGAATTACTTTCAATGAAGTAGATGGATTTTCAAGTGATATGAGATTAGTGCAGTAAATGAATTTTGATGGATCATCACTAATATTGTTCACTCTAGAATCTGTAGCAAAATTAGCAATAGGTGAATTAATTCTGTTGCTAATCAATTGTACTGATGCTTGATCCAAATCAATCATTGGAGACAGTTTTGGATTAGCAGTGGACATATTAATATTCATTGACAAAGATTTAGATCCAGGAAGTCCACTAAGATAAGTTGTTTCATTTATTTTTGAAGCAACTATTCTTGTTGAAGTAAAATAATTTTTACTATTAAGTGTGATTTCTTCAAATCCTTGATCAACATATGATGATTCAATACCATCAATACTAGTTCCACTCACAGTTCTCATACTTGCAGTAACACTAGTATCAGTTGGAGTGATTGTATTTACTTTTGGAATAGCAATTTCAAAAGGAATATTGTATGATGCTTTTCCATTAACACCACCAACTGATTTAGTCTCAGTAAATTTTAAGGCAGAAAGTGTACCAGATCCTGACCTATTAGTTCCATCAGTATTCATACCAACTTTTACATGATAAGAATCAAGTGTGATTGGATTGCTTACTGTGGCATCAGATAATGAATGAGTTTTATTCACTCTTCTCAGAGAAACACCCCCTATTTCATACTTGAATACTGCATCATTAGCAGCATGTGATTCAACTGTGGTATTGTCTACACCTCTTGTAATACTTGTTAAGGTGCTACCAGATATGCCTGAATAAGAAATTATTTCATTACCAATCTTGATGTATCCAGGATTTGTACCACTTACATCAACATTTTCAAACATAGTAAATATACCTACAGGTGATACAGAAATAGCATCACCACCACTAGATGTATTTGGATAAGCAACTACTAGTTTGGATCCATCAATATCTGTCCCAATATCCTTAAGTGTTACATTTCCTGATTGATGCATCCCATGATTTCTATGGAAAATCTTAATATGATTTCCATCAGACACTTGCGTAATAGGAGATAAAGGAACAACACTTCCACCGACATTACCATTAAGTAATGTATGACCAACACCAACACCATCAAAGTATAAGAAATTATTTGCTGTAGTATTAAATTGTCCTTGTACGTCTGTAATTCTTAGTTCATTATCACCAAGCACATTTACAACACTTAATCTTAACCCTATTCCAAGATTGTCTGCACCAATTGTTGTAGGTGTCAATTCATCACCCACTTGATATCCAATTCCACCATTATTAATGGTGGCACCAACAGCAACACCATTTTGAATTGTAATGTCTGCTGTTGCATTTCTACCACTTCCAGTTAGTGATGTCAAAGAAACATTCTCAAATAATTGACCTGCATTAACAAGTGGTGTGTATCCAATACCTGCATTAGTAATTGCTAAATCACTAGTGATTGAAGAACCAAGGGATATGAGTTTACCACTCCCAAGAACTGTGCCAAGTGTATTTTTTTGTTTGATTGTGACACCAGGTTCTAAACCAATATTTCCAGCCAGAGTGGTTCCTAATCCTACTCTTACCTCATTTCTAATGATCTCAATAGAATTTTGACTTATTGCTTCCTCTTTCTGTGGAAGATTCTGATTAAAGAATTGAACATTACCATTTGAAACAAAGTCAGCTCTATAGAGTTTGAACTTGAGGTCCTCATATTGACTTGGTGTCCAAGTTGATCCACTCTGTGACTTGAATAGTGATCCAAGAAGTGGTTGAGTTGAAACTAATGTCTGTGCTGATTCGTTATTGTTGACAGTTGTAATATCAATCTCACCCAGTCTTGAAATCCATACTCTATAATCAGTTACATTAGCAAGTAGAACAACAGCATACTCTCTTTCCCCTGATAGGTATACTGGATAATCAAATTTTACATTTGTTGCCACTGTTCCATCATTAGACACTTGAATTTTTGGATTTTGAGATGTGCCTGGATCAAGTTGAACTAATGATCCTGCAATTCTCTTAGTAACAGGGAGTCCAAGTTCAACTTCTCTAAGTTCAACTTCCATTGGTCCATCAAAATCAATAGATTGGAAGAAAATGTCAATACTTGTAATAAAGACACCTTCTTTGTCATCAATGTCAAATGTTTGAGCAAGAGGGTCTCTGAAGTTGCCTGTTAAATCACCACCACTATCTACAGTAACAGCTTCTGATGTTGCTGTAGCAGAAGCAGTATCATCTAATGATCTAGTCTGTTGGTCAGCATTATTGTCAATACTAGCAGTAGCATTTCTTAATGCAAGAGTTACCTCTTGAGTTTGATCAAGATCTCCTTGTGAATAGAAAATCTCCTCTGCAGCAGTATTAAATAATCCTTCAACTTTACTATTTGTTGAGCTACTGGTAAGTCTAAAAGTATTTCTACCAGTATCAAACATAGGAAGTGCTGAATCAGCAGATGTATCTGGAACTCTGTAAGATCCAATAATTACACCTATTTGATCAGTAATCAACCTTACATCACTTACTCTTGCCTGAGCACCACTGGTCTGCCCCACAAGGTTCATTCCAGTTACCACATAACCACCTGTTAAATCAGATGATTCATCTGAAAGATCCTTAGTGTCAATATTCAGAATAGTTGATGATTCTGAATAAGTGGTAGGTACAGTATTATTTCTATCATATGGATTCTGAGTGAAAGTATCAGATGGGTTTGTTCTGTCACCATATCTGTGATTTGATTGACAGACAACACATCTTATACGAGCATTTGTTGTAGTATCAGAATTTGCTGTGGTTATTCCAACAGTACCAAATACCTCTTCTCCAACCTGGAAAGTTCCAGATACCATCTCTATTTCAACAAGTTTAGGAGTACAGAATCTTGAAACACTGATGTTATCAAAGAATGGATACACCCTTGTAAAGGACTTCATTCCTTTAGAATTAAATTCAATATTTCTTGATCTCATCTTATGGATGATCTCTCTTCTTACAACTCTGTTACCAAAAGAACTAGTTGGTCTAGGGAATACTTCACTTACACTATTCCTAGTTCCTCTTCTCCTTTGCTGAAGATCAACACCCACTGATCCACTTACTGTAGTTGTTAATGTTGTTTCTCCAGTGACTTCAACTGCAAAATTACTGGGAACAACACCACCTCTTCTAGCAAGAGCATCTCTACCATTTTGCGCACCACCCTCAAACAAACTTTCAAATTCAGAGGCAGTAGCTTCTCTAAGTGAGTTTGCAGCAGTTTCAGTATCATTACTAACATCAAGATCAAAATCAACATCTACACCAGTAGTTTCCCATGATCCCCATATTATTGGACTAACCCCAGATCTTGTGCCATCAGCGTTATCTCTGAGTTCAACTTGTAGTGCTGATGCTACTCCATCAAGAGATCCCATCATTGTAATATCATTTACTTCAAGTTGATTTGTATCAACCCAAACATCTGCTGTTGGATCAAGTGATATTGTTCCTTGATAGAATCTGACAAGGAAAGGTGTCACACTTTCAGTTCTAGTTGCATATGGTTGGTCAAACCATTCAACTTCACTATAATTGAGTGAAATGACATTTGAAACATCACCATCATTCTTTATATTTCTAGCAATGTTGTTTCCTAAAATATTTGCATATCTTGGATCATTTGCAAAGGATGTTGTACCAATTCCAGCGATTGCATCAGTACCAAGTTGAAGATTGATAGATGTACAGTGATGAGCAGGTCTTAAAATATTATTTGCTCTATCAATACTGTTTTTTACACCTGTTCCAGAATCTTGTCCTGTTCTATCTGAAAAGTTATCAGTAAAGAATCCATTTTTAAATCTATCTAATCCATTTGCATCAGGAACAAATTGAGATTGTACACTTGTTTCAAGTCTGCTGAGAGAGGTAAAATATTCAACATTTGATAATCTTTTTTCAATTCTACCAATATCATTCATTTGATATCTCTTATGGCCAATAAACTTGACTTGTGCTTCCTCTGCACTATAGAGATATGCTGGTAATGTAATATTAGCAATGTTCAGTGCTCCAGGCAGTTCTCCTGGTGGAGATGGAATATCAGCAGGTGTTCCATTTTTTACAACAAAAGCTCCATCCTTTGTCAGATAAATTCTATCAATTCTTGGTAGGTAGTATGAGTAATCAAGTAATATTGATTCACCATCAGCAACGATATCAGCAGAACTGTGATTTCCATTAAGGAAAGATCTTCCCAAAAACTCAAAAGGAGATCTAGATCCCTCTGTAACTGAATAGTCATTCACCCTGGGTCTTAAATCAATGATGTCAGTATGTCTAATTCCTGCAGTCTGAGATATCTCACTAGTGTAATCAAATTCATTATATGAATTTACTGTGGTGATATCACCAGTGTCAGAGGAGTTGTAATTTGCCTTTAAAACATATATTTTTATTTTTCTTGTTGGAATTGAAGCTCCAGGTCTTCTTACAATTCTTGAATAATCATAGTGACTTTTAGTAAATCCTCCATTAAGATTGAAGTCAGATGTAATATTTTTGCTGCCATTACTAACATCAGATGCAATTGCATTAATGCCTGATGATTGAAAATTGACTATTTCATTTTCAAAAAATCTTGTTTGATTTTCATAGATGAAATCAATTGAATTATCAGCCCTCTTGCCAACATATGCAGCTTGAGCACCTGATGTTTGACCAATAAATTCTTCACCAATAATTAAATCATCTGTTTTTGAAGTTGGACCATCTAATGATCCTACAGTCATATTTGGTGATGTAGGGGTCTCTGTTCCATTTGCTTCAAAAATACCGTAAATCCACTTAACATCAGGAACATTTAATGAAATAATTTTGTCCTGCACTCTAGTTCCATATGGATAATTACCAAATGTTAGTCCATCATTTAAACTGGTAGGAGTTGATCCAGAAGAAGAGTTAGAAGATTTGTCAATAAGAACAGTTGCTGCTGGAACTCTAACCTTTGTTTTTGACTTAATCTTTGATTTTCTTATTGTTGCAATTAAAAGAGCATCAGGATCTTCAATTCCTTCTAGACCTACAAATCTGAGTGTTTGATTACCTGAAGTAAAAACAAGATTTTTTGATGTGATTGGTTCAATACCACCATCAGATCTCGTTAATGAATATCTCTCCTCATCAAATGCTAAAAATACTTCATCAGTCCCTGTGCTCACTGTAGAGCTTTCTCCAGAGGTATTAAGAGTTAAAGTAAATGATCTTCTTATATCAAGAGTTACATCACTTACATCAACTGACTCAATATTTTTTTTCTGAAAAACACTATAAAGTGAATTATTACCAGCAATATTGCCAGGAGGTGCTTGATCTACAAAATTAGATTTTAATATTGTGAAGTCAGAAACACTTACAGAATCAACATTTAATAGTCCACTACAAATACCTGCTACTGATGCTACTGTGCTTATTCCAATAGAAGCTGTATCTACTTGAGTAACTCTAGCAAAGTTTTTGTTTGACTGTCCAGGAACACTAAAACTGACCAAGTCACCAATTGTAGTAATTCCTGCAAATGCCAATCCAGGAGATGTTACAGTTGATGTGAGTGGATTTCCAGTTCTAGCTGTAATTGATGCAATGCCAATGACTCTTGCAGCAGTAGGCACAATATCTGCAGTGAATGTTGATCCAACTGCTGTTATACCAAATACAGATTGAACATCAGATATTGTATGTGCTGTGACTGCAGTAGAAGTTCTAGCATCAGTACCAATTCCATTAAAAACAAGTTTCTCACCAATATGGAAATCACCACTAACACCATATACTGTCATTGCAACACCAACTTCAACAGGATATCTTATAAATCCTGTAGCTCCACTTGATTGTCCCTCAACAAACGTTGGAACAGTCAATGTATGAGGTTGATTCATCCTAACATCAACATATGTCTGAACATCGTAAAGTGATAAATCCCATTTGTTGATATTCAAGTTGGTTTCATAAGAACCTGACTCAAGAGAAAAATCATATACTCTTGCCATTCCAATTTCTGTTCCTGGTGATACAAAAGAACCAACACCTACTCTTTGATCTCTTAGAGAGATTGTATAATCAGTATTAAAACCAATATTTGGTGATCCACTTACTCTATTAACAGCAATAGTAGGACCAAATCCAAAGTTTATACCTTGACTTGTTAATTTTTTTGTGGTTCTTGGTTTGACAAAATCTAGAAATGTAGTTCTTGGCCTATCAACCTCAAATCCTCTTACATATGCTTTTCCTGGTGATATTTTATAAACTCCAAGATCATCACTTGGCACATTACCAGAATCAGTTAATTGACCTACACTGTAAATTCCCTTATTTCCATATCCATTATTCAAACTTTCTCTTGCAACAGTCAAAAACTCTTTGATGTAGTAATGACCAGATTCATCAAAGGTTCTTCTTGCTAATTCATCCTTTAAATTGTTATTAAAATTAGTATTTTTATTGATATTTCTTAAAATACCATTTTTTACTTCAGCAATTTGAACAAAATTCTGATCATTGAAGTCATCAGGTGCTTTTTTTGTTAAAGTTGCAGAAATTTTAAGTCTATCAGCACCTGGAGCAGTGTAATTATTAAATCCTTGTGCATTATCAGTTAAACTTTGATCATTTGCTGAAGAAATTAACTCTTCTTTTACAAAAAAACCAATTCTATAACTTGGTTTATTGGAATATTGATCTAAAATCAACAATTCATCAAAAACATCAACAAAATGTCCTCTTAAAAAGTAAATTCCTTGACTAATTCCAAATGCAGAACCAATTGCAGTTGCATTTTGTGACAAAGTTTGTGCAAAACCCTCTCCTGATGATATAAAAGTATCTAAAAATGAAATATTTTCATCAGTATTTAAAATTTCTCCATCAGAAAACTGTTCAACATCAGAATCTGACCCAGAAGTTATGTAATTTACATACAAAGTGTAATTTTCAAGTTCAGAAACTGTATCTGTTATGTAAGATACAACTTTTGCTTGAATTCCAGATGTTCTACCTGTGATTTTTTTGCCAATCAACTGGTCCAAATAGGCACTTACAGAAATTCCAGAATAAGATGAGTTAATTTGGACAGCATGAAAGGTGCTGAAATAGTTTGTTTGCCCAGGAATTACCTTTGCGCCTTCTTTAAAAAAGTGATTTCCTAGATTTTCAACCTGATCTTGCAGAATTGACTGCAGATTGTTCAGTTCTCTAGCTTGAACTGGATAGGCTGGTTTAAAAAGTACTTTGTAATAATTGCTCTGCGGGTCAAAATCATCAAAGTAAGGAGCAACGTTGAGGTTAGTTTCCTGTGGCATAATTTTTTAGAACTGCAAAATGATTTTGACGTCTTCTTTTTGAGATGATGACCTGGTTACTGCTGGTCTATTATCAACATGTATGATATTTCCAGAGTATTTTTCAACCTCAGGGTTAGCAAATCCACTTGTGAACTGCTGACCCAAGTAATAATCTCTATTATTTATTACTGTCGATATACCTGTAAATGATGTTTGAATGAATAATGTATTACCAGAAGTAGGGACAATGCTATAACTTCCACCACTTGTAATTGCTGGTGTAAATCTTAAGGCAGAAAAACCAAAAGTTGGTGATGAATTCTGTGTACCATTGGTATTGAAACCAGAATTTGACCTATCTTGCCAATATTTCAATACTCCTGTGGTCTGATCATAGGATACAACTCTTCCAACTGCTGTTGATCCAAGACCAACAGTCTGAGTTACTATACTATCTGCTGTAAATGTTGCACTACTATATCCTGTACCAACTAATTTAAGAGCATAAGTGGCACTGCCTTTATCTTGCTCAAAAATACCAGATGAATCAAAGACAGTTGGATTCTCAATGAGACCAACTCTGGCAAATTCATTACCAGTAATAAAGTCAGGATTTTCAGTGTCATTTTCAAATCTTGCATAAGCAAGAACATTGTATGCACCCAACTCTCTATAAATGTCTTTTCCATGACCACCAGGTGGTGGAATAATAACATTAAAAACAGGATCAGTAGTTCCAGTTGGTATTCCACCAGCCTTTAGATCTAATGTTCCATATGTATATCCAGTTCCACCATTTGATACAGAAACTGACTCAATTTTAGCATCAGCATTTACAACAACAGTTGCCTTTCCACCTATTCCGTCTCCATTTATAGGAACATTAGAATATGTTTGTGCATTTCCAAGTCCAGCACCTCTTTCTCTGATAGTAATAATCTTAATTTGACCACTAACATCAGCATTTTGTCTTACAGCATAGTCATCAGTGCTGGTTGACCAATTACTAGGCACAGGAATATAATTAGTTGAATCAAATCTGATAGCTTGACTTGGTTTAATGGTGTAAAGATATTTCCAAATATATCCATCACCATTGCTACCAGCAGTTCTTGGTTCTAAATCTGTAAATGTTGGTTCATCTAAAGAAGGTCCACCTTCAAAACTGTTTTCAGGATTTGCATTATTATACAAACAGATATAAACTCTGAAATCAGAGTTCATTACATAATAATTTGCTGAGTAGATATCTGCTGCACCAGATGGTTGAGATTGATTATCAATTGTAATATCATTTCTCCACATATCATATGTGGTTCCAGACTGCCATGTATTCTTCCTTACAACCTGAGTAATATCACTACTATTAATCTTTTTCATTGCCAGCATTGTATCCCAATACTGATTAGTTTGATCTAGACTATCGAGTGGGGATGGTGGATTTTGATTCCACGTGCTTTGATATGAAGCAGGATTAGGAAGTCCAATAAATGAATAATAAGAATTGCTACTAGACTGAATTCCAGCAACAAAATTCTTAGCATTTAGAATACGAAGTTGATCAGTTATTATCGCAGCCATTTTTTAGGACTTTTTTTTATTTATTAGACTTTTTATGAATAACTTTGAGATTTAAGAGCATTAAATCTCTTAACAACAGCAGAAGTTGAAATACCACTATTAGAATAAGCAGATCCAATACCACTCATTGTGTGAGCACTGAAGTCTCTAGGTCTTGTTCTATCATCTAAAGTTAATTTACCCCAACTGTACTCACCAAGTTCAGATGTGGAGGTGCTAGCAAATCCAACAGCAATTCTATCAACATTCACTGACACTCTTCTTACTGTTGTTGTAAATCCAGTATTTCCTCCAACAAAACATGTAACATTTACATCTTCATAAGATTGAACCTGATAAACACAATCAAGTGCTGTTGATGCTATTCCTACTGTGGTTGTTCCATCTGTAGATCTTGCTGCAAATGTATCACCAATTGAAATATTTGTTCCAAAAATAGTGAAATAATCACTTGTTGAAATACCACTTATAGTGGATGCAGTTGCTACCACATTAGTATCTCTCATGAGAGAATGTTTTGGAATGAAGGTATCAAATATCAATCTATGCTGTGCTCCAACTTTTGTTGAATTAATTCCAACAATCATCCCATAATCTCCAGAAAATTCTGTTACATTGAGTTTTTCATTAACAGATGCAGGAGGTTCAATCAGAACTGATGGTGGATTTGTTGTTGTATATGCAGTCCCTGTGGTAGTGCCACCATATGAAACCACAATAGATGTGATAGATCCACCTGCCCCAATGGATGCAGTTGCCTCTGCTCTACCTTCTGTAGAAGCAGAACCACTCACATTTGAAATAAACACATTAGGTGCCACAGTATATCCAAGACCAGAATTAGTAAGATTCAATAATGATACAGTTCCAGCAACAGAAACTATAGCTGTGGCTGCAGCACCAACAAAATTGCTCTGCTCATAAATTTGAACAATTTTTTGATATGCATTTCTTACATTTGAATTAGATATTTCGTTAATTGGATTAAATGATGGCACAAGATTATTAACATAAATCTCAGTAGATGATGTAGAAACATTATTAATTAAATAAGAAGATGGTCTTATTATTGGTTCATATTCACCCCTATTCTTATTAACTTTTGCACCATTTACAACTAAATCACTTGTTTGCTTACACCATGTGACTGGTCTAATGATTGTTCCATCAGAATTAATACCAACTCCATTGTAAAGATTAGTTTCAACAGTATCAATGGTGTTAATGCCTGTAACAATTCTCTTATCTTGATCAAGAATAATTGATTGACCAGATCTTGGATTATGATTAATATCCAGAGAATCTCCAACTTTTACAGTATCAACAACATCTCTAAAGACAACATCAATATCGTCACCACTTCCTTTGTAGAATAATATTTGTGCAGTCTGACCAGATACTGGTGCTTCTTTAAATTCAACAATGCTGCCACCCTCAAAAGTAAATGCCTCATTTGGTTTTTGCAGGATATTATTGATCAATATAACAAGAGTTTCTTCAATATTAATTGTTGAACCTCTTTGTGCAACTATTGAAACTGTTTCACCATTCTCTGTTAATCTAAATGTTTTCTTAAATCCATCAAATTCATTTTCAAATGAATCAAGAACAGTGAATTGACCAAGTGACCATCCATTGAATGAATCAGTTTGTGTTCTTTCAATGGTAAGTGAGAATTCTTCAAATGATTTTGAAATGTCAGTTGGGATACCTGTGACACCACCAACATCAACTGTTAAGACCTCTCCTACACCATATCCATATCCTCTATTGTTTATTGAGAAATCAATAATTCCAGTTCCTCTCCCCACTGTAAGATTTACTGTTGCACTTTGTCCAGAACCTACAACTGATGATGAAGTGTATTCTAAAGGAATATCACTGTAGGAAAGTGGATCATCAAATACAACTAATGGTGGGTTTGTAAATGTGTATCCAGAACCTGGATTTGTAATATTAACATCAACTACAATTCCACCACTTACAGTTGCTGTTCCAATAAATTCAAGATTTGGAATCCCTGTAGATGCTGTTGTAACAGCAACATTCACGGTAGTTTGAATGCCAGATCTATATCCACTTCCACTGTTACCTATGCTGATGGATGAAACTGTTCCTGCAATGGAAACATTCACTGTTCCACCTGCTGATACGAGTGATTGATATCCAGATCCACTGCTTGATCCTACAGATACTATTGTTCCTCCCATTGGGAACTCTCCAGCACCTGGATCATAACCATGTGGATTTACAGATCCTTGGAATGTTATAGTTGATACACCAACACTTTCAATAATGTTATAATTATTATCTTCTGGTTGCACTCCTTTAGGAAGTTGGAATATACCATTTACTAGTATTACACCATTACCAGTTGCTACTCCAGTAACATTCTGACCACCTGATTTTAATATAAATGAACTAGTTACACCAGTGAAGTCTGTTGAAATATCATCAAAAATGTAATTATCATCATATGTTTCAGAACTGGTTCTTAAAGCAGCATTTCTGAGGAATGTCCTTCCTTGGAATGATGAACTAGTCGTAATTCCATTAAAATCTCTTGAGTCAGGTGGATTAGTAACTGTGCCTATTGGATTTTTACCAAAAGGTGCTCCAGCAAAGTGGATTCTATTTTCAACAATATTATAATTACCACCCAGTTTGGTAATTGTTGATCCAACACCATGAGACTGAATTGTTGTGCCTAATTTACCCCTCTGAACATTGAAAGTAGCACTACCACCAGAACCTGCATCATTGATGACCATAATTTCATCATTGACCTGTATAACATCACTAGAGAAGATTGAATTGACTCCAGTAACACTAAAACTTGTTGCAAAAATGATATCCTGACCAAGTGCAGCAGTTACACCAGTTGCTACAATTGGTGATTGTATCATATTATCAATCGCTACAAGAGCTTTGGTGTTTTGTTTCTTGGATGTGAATACATGTGAGTTTCCAATACCAACAGAATCAAGAGTAAGTGTTTGAGGAATAACTTTAAGTGCATTTTCTGCAGTATCAGCAAATCTAATTGAACTCTCATCAATTTTGACTACAAATAAACTATCAGGTAATTTATCTGTAACCACACCTGAGATATTTGTAGATGTAATTCCAAGAGATTGTGTTGTTCCAGCCCCAGAATTACTGTAAGAAATATTTTCTCCAGTAACAAAGAAGTGATTTGGAACTTTAATTAAATTTGATGATGTATCTGCTATTGATGGATTACTGCCATCAATAATTCTCTTAAATATTGGAAGTCCTTCATGTTTAAGATCAAAATCTGTTCTAATTTCAAATTTTGTTCCTGTATAAGATCCTCTGGATGATTTAAGCTTCCAATTAAAGTAATCAACTTCTGTTGAGTTTTCATTTTCATCATAAGGTTGCAGTTCAATTCCAAATGTTCTTACTTCAACAGCAGTGCTTGCATTTGGAGTATATACTATGTCAAGATTGCTAGTTCCAGCAGTTGATATGCCAACTTGTCCAATACTACTTCCAGTAGATATATTTGCAAATTCAACAAACAATTCTCTTGTTTCACTGCCACTATCAACTGCAGCAATTTCAAAAGATTCATATACATTATTTGTTGTATCCTTTACAGTTACATAGTAGTAACCACTTTGATATGGCAAATCAAATGATGTGATTGTATTTGCTAAACCAGCTCCAGAGACAGGAATGCTCACATAAGATGATTTAAGTCTTCCCACATCTAATGTAATTGTTCCAATCCCTGTTGCTGTATCAGAGACAGAAACTACTTGGGTGTTTGCTGTGAGAGTAGATGAAGCATTGGATGTGTAATTGACAATAATGTTTCCACCAACAATATTTGCATCAAAGCTTCCAAATCCAACATAGTTGGTTGAGTTAGAGTCAGCACTATTTCCATATTCAAGAAGACTTACATTTGTTCCATCATGAATGATATTTAATTCATTTCCAACATAGTTGTCACTTGAATCTTGCAGCATTACAAGAACTTTAGCAGATCTGGAAGTAAGAGGTATTGTTGCTATTGTAGTTGCAATGCCTGTTGGTACACTGTGCTGCTCACTAAATGTGCTTACAGCAGTTCCAATTGCATGAACTGATCCTATTCCACTATAATCACTTAAACCACTGAATGAAATTACTGATGTGGTATAATTGTTGAATTCAAAGAGCACTGGATTAAAAGTTAAATCCCAACCATCACTAGTCACCAAATAATCATAAGATCCTAAGTTTCTACCAACACTTTCTAAAATAGAATACTCTCTAATATAACCTGTTTCAGAATCCTGAATTAGATTGACAACTGAGAATTGTTTTTCATCAGTAAACTGAATGTCTTTAGCAAATGTCAACATTTTGTTGAACTTGAAAGTATTCTCAAAACTTCCAGTACTTGAGAATCTGTCAGGTCTTTCATTGCTATTGAATTCAGCACTAATATCATCAATAGAAAGAACTCTATTTCCCACTGACTCAAAATAATCAGCAATTATTTTATTTTGGAAAACTATCTCTGTTGAATGAATTTCACCTTTTATGAATACGGTTCTATCTCTGACATAATCAAAATTATAATCACAGTTGGTATCACTGGTACTGATAATATCAACAATAGTTTCAATATTTGAATCATCTGGTTTAACTACAGCTGCAAATGAATTCTCTAATTCACTTATAATCTGCAAATCAGCATACTTAGCAAATCCAGCAGCATGGTTGAGGGCACTTACTGTAGAATCCCATTGCTTAAATGGAACTTTTGATCTAATAGAATATGAGAACTTTTGATAATATTGATTATCTGGTATTCTTTGAGTTGTTTCATTGAAGAATCCAGCACTTCTCTGCCAACCATTAATAATTGTGGTTCCAGCACCAATTAAAATCTCTGAATCAAAATCATCTTTACTTCTTATATCTCCCTGAGTATCAGAACTTAATCCTCTTACAATATCGTTTACCTGCAACTCCTTACCAATGGAAACTTTTAGCATTTCTGATAGAGGATCCCAGGATTCAACAACTCCAAGATTTAAGGGATCATCATTGATTGAAACCTTTTCACCAACAATGTAATTATTTTTAGAAAGAGTAATATCAAATGTGGGGAACTGATGTTCAGGCACAACTTTACCATACTGTGCAGTTATAACTGCACCAGGTGTCTCTCCAACTGATAGAACCTCATCTAATGAATATTCAACATAGGCACCAGTTCCTCCAAGTTTTGGATTAACTGATGTAACTTCAAATAATGAATATGAATAATCTTCAGAGTTGTATCCCTTGCCTGTAGTGTTCAATCCTACATCTATTTTTTCCACAAGTACATTTTTACCAACTGTGAATGGGAAATCTTCTTGGTTGCTAAATGTTGTATTTAAATAAAGTTTAACTCTATTAGTGCTGGAGTCAAAACTTAGTGTATTGACACCTACACCATTAGTATTATTAATAGGAATAATTCTTGGATTGACATCATTCAATCCTGTAGTATTTTTACGAATATTTACTACTGGATCACCAAGATTAAACTCTAGGTCAACACTTGTGATGACTCTATTAGATACTACGTCAAATACTACTAGATCAGGAGCAATCAGATAATTATTTCCTGATGATGTGATTCCAATTCTACCAAATGATGCTAGTGGTTGTATTCTCAGAATTTCAGGAAGATTTGCAATTGGTCTTAAAGTTCTATCAGATGGATAACCAAACCCAATATTGTTAGAATTGAATTGATTATTTTGAATTATACCTATTGAAGCACTCTCAACATCAAGAAGTTGATCTT